GAATGCAACACCTTACATTCCTCAAACATTTGCTCAAGCATTGCGTGCTTACGCTGATGAAGTTGAGAAGAACGAACAGCTTCGCTTAGAAGTAGGTCAACAAAAACAAGTTATCAGTGAGTTACAACCAAAAGCCACTTACTACGATTTGATTTTGAGTTCTGTAGATTGTTTAACAGTCACCCAAATAGCAAAAGATTACGGAATGACAGCTCAATCATTAAATCAGTTTCTGTTTGAAAAGAAAGTTCAATTTAAGCAATCGGGAACTTGGCTTTTATATCAAAATCATGCGGACAAAGGTTATACAAAGAGTGAGACTGTTCCTATTACTTACAAAAATGGTGAAAATGGAAGTAAGTTAAATACAAAATGGACTCAGAAAGGACGTTTGTTTTTGTATCAATTATTAAAGAACAACAATATTTTACCATTGATTGAAAGATAATTAATCATTTAATATTTTTAGAGGAAATGAAAAGAGAATTGAAAACAGATTCATCTATGCAGAAGTTAGTTGATAAGAAAAATTTCATTGAGAATCCAACGACTTTGTCTAAAGTTGAGTTTTATGACGATGTGATAGGTTCTGAGGACTTGATGGACATCAAAAATGTCACAAGAGTTTTAAACATTGAAGATTTTGGTAACGCTGAATTGTTTGAGTTTTTGAAAAACAAATCTGTTTTTATGGGGAACAACAAACCTTATCAAAAGTATGTAGATTGTGGCTATTTTAGAGTCATAGAGTGTAAGTGGTACGATTATAAACGAGCTACCACAGAAATAGTCATTAAAACAATGGTTTTTCAAAAAGGATTAGATTTCATATTAAAACTTTTAAAACAACATTATAAAAAGTAAAAAATTACAACACTCTATTTTTAGAGTGTTTTTTTTTCATTATAAAAACCTAACTTTCTTGGAAAATTAAGGATTTTTTATTATATTTGCACTTTGAAATTGCACTTTGAAAATGACAAAAGACAATATAACAATGGCTAATGGTAAGAAAGGAATGAATCGTGAGGTTCATCCTTCTACTATGCAAGAGACCGAATACAGTTATATGCGTAATGGTAATATAGAAGAAAGTTCAGGTAATGTAATGATGTTACAAAACGAACCTTCTACATTACTTGCTACTCGTTTTAAAGAAGGTTATAAAGTTATAGGTGTAAAGGCTGATAGAATGTCAGAAGACACTTATTTCTTTTTAACAAATCCAGAAACAGGTTATTCAGAGATAGGTGTTGTAAGTGGGAAGTGTAGTTATCAAGAGTTAGATGATAAAGAAGTTCCCTGCGATGAGTGTACTTCTGTTAATGAGTTGGGCAAACCTCTTGAAGAACAAGAGCAGAAAGAGGGCTGTATTTACAAAACATTAATTTCAGACGAGTGCGATAAAACACGTAGTTTCAATTTTGACATTTATCACCCTATAAAAGATGGTAACATTGTTATAAAAGACGAGAAATGTGGTAAGAGAATGTATTGGACAGATAATTACAATCCACCTCGTTACATTGACCTTGATGAGTTAGAAAAATATAAATATATTGAAGACGCTGTTTGTGATGTTCCTGCTAAGTTAAAATGTGAAGATTGCAAACAAGACGATTATGTGAAGTGTCCGAATACAGATAAAATGAGAATATTTCCTATTTATTCTAAACCTTGTTTAGAACCTGATGTTATAATGGTAGGAGGTAATCTTAAAATGGGTACTTATGAGTTTCTTATCGCCTATTGTACAAAAGGTGGTGATGAGATAACTCCTTATATGTCTATAACAAATCCTATATCTATATTTGATAAACAAAACTCAACGATGAATCAAACGAATATTGCAGACCAAACAAATTTCGGCATTCGTTTGAAGGTAAATGAGTTAGATAAACAATATAAATATTATAAAATTGTTGTTATTCAGCGTACGGATGTAAACAATAATACAAGTTATTTTGTTGAAGGGGTTCATCCTACAACAGAAGATAAAATTTATTATGTGAGAGAGGGTGAAAAAAGAATAACTCTTGAACAGATTTTACAAAAGAAAATTTCTTATGAGAAAACAGAGGGTATTACAGAAAGTAATAACACTCTTTTTCATTATGGATTGACAGCTCACAGAGAATGGAACTTACAGCCTGTTGTAAACTTTATGGGTGCTTTTATGAAATGGAGTACAATGAAAGCTGATGAAAGTTTATATGAAGATGGTGTTAATTGCTCATTGTATAGAGGGAATATGCGAGATGAGGTTTACCCTTATGGCATTTCTTTTATTACTAACACAGGTTATAAAACAGCAGTTTTCCCATTAATATCACGTCCTGCGTATAGGGATGAGAAGCGTTATGTTGTAAATCTTCCAAATAATCCTACCACAAAACAGATAAGAGCTGCTTTAAAAGAAACGAGTGACGCAAATATTCGTTCCATAAATGAATACAATCCTGAATGTTCTGAAACTAATCGTTTGCAAGTGTGGCAGTATTACAATACAGCTGGAAAAGGAACTTATTGTCAAGCAGACCCTGATGAAGAGTTTGAGTTTTTGAATGTAGATGAAGATAGAAAGTTTTCTATTAAAAAAGTTGCTTCTTTTGAACTTAATAGTGCAGAAGATTATAAACAGTTATCTAAACGTGTTTCATTTAGATTAGATGTTTCAGGTTTATCCGCACGTAAGGCCAGAGAGTTGGGTGTTGAGAAAACTGCTTATAATAATTTTTTTGAATATTTTAAAACATTATCTAATACAATTTATGAAACAGAAGATTTAGAAGATTTATATGCACTATACAAAGATGAAGGGGACGATGAGGAAAAGAAACAGTTATGGCAAGCCTTTTGTAATTTTGCAATGAAGGGAGACCCTATTAAAAATAGTTCTCGAACTCACTTTGAAACAACATTTAGAAGTAAAAAATTTAATGAACTTTTAGGGATAAATGATGAAGAAGCTAAGAATCAATTTGATATTGGTATAGACCCTGCAACACAGACAGGTTGTAACACACCTATCTATGTTCCTTCTGAACAAGAATTAGAAAAAGAACAAGCTGAAAAAGAGAATAGACCTGATAATATTGGTAGATATAATTTTCTTTCAATAAATGAAGATGAAATAACACCTGATAATTTTGAAGAACATTTTATTTATAAAAATGGAAATGAAATGGAACGTTCTTACGAATGTACAGCTTGTCGTCCTTACGAAACAGATGCTGAGACAGAGGAAATAGTTAAAGCTCGTGAGAATCCTGATGATTTAAATACACCTGACAAAGTTAAGAAATTAGAACAATTTAACGCTCACGATGTTGAGTTTATGTATAAATATGCGGATTGGTATAACGAAGGGATTAGTTATGATGAACGTTATTGTAAAACCTTTCGTATATTTCGTGACTGTTTTGGAGGATGGTCGCATCGAAGGGTGTGGGCATCTAGAATTGCACACCCTCGTGAAATATTTTTAAAACGTGATTTACAACAATTTACGAATGTTGTGACAACGAATTGTAATCAGATTGTAGGTCGTGCGTTAGAATTACAGGCTTCTTCTGAACCTTATGAAAATACTATACCTTTCTTTTTTGGAAATTTTGGTGGTATTTGGAAAAACACATACAGTGACCATTTTTTAGAATACAAGAAGGGTAATGGTAAACAAGTTAATATTTTTGAATATTCTACAAATTTATCAGGAAATGGTATTTTGCGACTTGTTGAAGGTTCTGTTTATGCTTCTTTTTCAAATAATGGTATAAATAGAGGTGCTTTAGCGTTTAAGGCAAAATTTGAGGAAGGTGTCACTAGAATGTTTTTGGAACTTGTTCCTTTAAGTAAGTGTGTAAGAAACAATGATTACCATACAATTAAAAGAGGTGATAACGACAGGGAGCGTGAGATTTTTGAAAGAGTTCGTGAAACAGTTCGTGTTACAATTTTTAAAGATTCCACTCTAAGAAAGATTTTAAAACATGAACTTGTTGATTTAAGAACTAAACAGGAGAGTGGTGAAGATGGTATTTTTATAGAGTTAAAACAAGAACCGAATGGTTTTCGTAAGAATCAGTTTTTTTATATTGTTATAGAACCTGGTTATGAGGTGAGAACAGTAAATGTTCCTGAACGTTTGACAATTGAACAACAAATGATTAATGGAACAATTGATGATGACAGACGTAGAAGTTTGAATAGATTTCGTGATTATTTAGGGAATTGGGTTTCTGAAAATGATTTAGCTTCTCGAGCTGTTGTGAGAACTGTTGCGCCTTGTGGTTGTTTTTCTGTTGTTTTACGTAAAGAAGAAGTAAAAGAAACAAACCTTACATTTTCAAAAATATATTTAGATAGAGCTGTAACATTTAATTTTGATTGTACTCATAAAGTTCCTTTGTATAAAGGTTGTAAACCTGTTGATTATATGAAAGGAGAGATGGGTTACTGGGAGTCTTCTTTTAATTACCCTGATAATAAGGATTTATACGATTCGTCAAAGTTACTTATTGAGACAAGTGATATACCTAAGGTGTATCAAGCTAAGTTCCGTCAATTTTATGGAAAAGATGGAAAATCTGATAAAAATATAAATGGAAAAAGTTATTTTGATTTAGATGAAAAGGCTACTCAGTTTTTTTGTAAGCCTATACGACATTTTCGTATGCCTGACAATATAACAGCTCCTTTCATTTCAGGAGAGGATTTAAATCCTTTCCAACGCAGTCTTATATATCCTCTTGGTGTTGATTTAGACCCTTATGTTATTCATGCGTTTTTAAATGTAGCAGAGAAGAATGGACTTTTAACAAATCAAGAAAGAAACTCTATTGTAGGATATGAGTTACATAGAGGTGATAGAACTCTTGAAAAAAGTATTGTTGCTAAAGGTTTGCTGTATGACACTTACAAGTATACAGAAAACAACAAAGAAGTTTTTTATCCCAATTACCCCTACAATGCATTGGGGATAGACCCTTTACATTTTGATGAGAGCAGAAAACAGTTAATTGACCATCCTTTTAAAAGCAATCGAAATAATAAGTTCACGTTTCACTCCCCTGAAACTCATTTTAACAAACCCACTCTTCCACGAGAATTGAAAGTAGAAGGTGTTCAATACGGTGCGTCGAAGGGTGTGTTTGCTCCTGTTGAAGACCATTCTAAGTGGGTTGTGCTTGGAGATAAAGCGTTTAACAAGGCTTATCAGTTGGCATCTGCTGAAGTGTTGTTTGAAAAAATTGTTAAAGCTGGGGAATTAACTGTTGAGGCTTCTAAAAACGGATGGTTTGTAGGTGGTTTCTCTAATGGTGGAGGTATGGTTGGTGCTGTTATTTCAGCTGTAGCACTTGGTCTTACAGTACATCAAATGATAGAACAAGCTAACTTTAAACGTAATAAGTTACAATATGAGTGGGAGAAAATATTCTTAGAAAAAGGAGAACCTATTAACTTTGCTTCTTATTATACTTCTGTTGGTTGGTATAACTTTTTAAATGCGGATTTAGCAGGAGATAAGAAAGTTTCGCAGTCAAACGGAAGTGTTTATTTTACAAAGCACTCTCTTCGTGGGTTATCAACAGCTAAGTATTTAAAAGCAGGTCGTTATTCTATAACTGAGAATGGTGCTAATGCTTCATATCGTTTTAATAATTTTCAGAGAGAAAGTACTGTGTTTTTATCATTCGGTAAAAATACAAAAAACGCAATAGATTATGACGCTACTTATAAAACATATGATTATTTAGATAAAGAGGGAAATTATTTAAGTAGTAAAGATACAGCAGGTAGTAGGGGTGTTAGAAATGCAGGAGTGAGTCGTGAACTCACTTCGCAAATTGCTTCTATGTATGTACAGTTACGGAATTATGTACCTGGACAGTATGGTAATATAGATTCTGTACAATGGTTGTCAACAGGATTTTGTGGAACATTAAAATTAAAAGCAGGTACTAATAGTAAGACTTGTACAACTGCATTTGGTGGAGATACTTTTATTTCTCGTTTTTCATTGAAACGTAAACAACCAATGTTTATTGCAAATGCAATGGGACTTGCTCCACTTACACCTTTTTCATATACTAAACAGATGAATATAGGTAGGGCGAGGTTTTATGCTGACTATCTTGTGACATCGGAATTAGATGTGGGTTCAGGAATGATGCCATCACTTCGTTCGAACATTAACTTTGATACTGATAGAAAAGGGCTTAATGGAATGTATGTTGAAGCTCCTGCTCGTTTTTATTTGTATTATTATGGTATACCACAATTTTTAGTAGAAAGTGAAATAAATTGTAATTTCCGTTATGCTAAAAAAGAGTGGCATGAAAACTTTTACCCTAATGTTGGAGACTATATAGAGTGGACACAAGAGAAAAATGTTTCTATAAAAAAAGATAATGAGTTTCATTATAATCAAGCCTATTCTAAATTAGTTACACCTATGGGAGAAAATAAACTTCCTGCAATTTATGATAAGAAGAAGTGGGATTGTATGAATAATGCTCCTAATGGTGTAATCGCTTCTCAAACAGATAATAGTGAACAAGATTTAAATGACCCTTATCTTGTTTACAGACCTCTTGATTTTTATCAATTTCCTAAATCTTATGGGAAACTGATTGATATGAGAGGTGTAGATAGTGCAGGTGTGTTAGCTCGATTTGAAAATACATCAGCGGTGTTTGCAGCAGTTGATATAACACAAGGAAAAGGACAGACTACTGTCAACTATTTATTAGGAAATGCAGGAATGTTTGCACAAAAACCACAAGTTTTATCTACAAATGAACTTGGTTATGCAGGAACTCAACATAAAACAATGGTTAGTTCTGAGGCTGGTTATTTTTGGGCAGATGCCAAGAGAGGTCAGGTTTTAATGTTTGATGGTAAGTCGGCACTAGATATAACAGAAGGTTTACGTAACTGGTTTAAAGAACAGCTTCCTTTTAAAATGTTAAAGGCTCGTGGAGAAGAAGACATTTTAACACTTGATAACCCTTTTATGCATCACGGTTTAACAATGGGTTGGGATAGTCGTTACCGACGTGTCTTCTTGACTAAGTTGGATTATATACCAGGTGAACTTAAAACAAAAGAGATAGAGCAAACTTTACGTAGGTATGAAAGGGTTTTAAATGTAGAAACAAAGCAAACAATTGTTGATGAAAATGACCCCAATACTTATAAAGAAGTAGAGAAAATAGAAGTTACATTTGAGGAAGATAGAACAAAGCCTCCTATGAAAGGAAGTAAGATTGTTAGTACTTTTCCAGAAGAGTCTTTTTACTTTTTTTATAAAGGTGAAGTTCTTGAAGAATCTAAATGGAGAAATTCACAAGTTGATAAGAGTTATTTGAATAATGAACCTTTTGTAATGTTTGATAAAAAGGTTACAGATAAAAAGATTTTGGAGTTAAAAGAAAAAGTTCAAGGAGATAACGAAAAAGTTGAAATTGAAGCAGATAATAATGTTTTAAAAGTGACAACGTCTGTTCCACAGCCACCTCAACCTTCAAATCCTGCTATTAAAGATAAAACTAATGTATTTGTATTTATAGATATTGACAGTAGTGAGGGAATGAGGTCTGACGGTGAAAAGTTCTCTAAGAAATATATAAATGTATTATCTTATATAGTAGATTGGTGCTATGACAAGTTTAATGGTAAGGTTGATGAACAGTATGAAGGTTCTATTTATTTAATTGGACGTTGTGGTAAAGAACAAAACTTTATACAAAATACATTTAATGTTTTAAGTGGTATTTCTTCATCATTACAAGAAACAAAAGATAGTTTATCAAACCAAAAAACAGAACCTCGTTGTGGTTCGGAGTATTTTCCTATAAAACCAACTGTGTTTGCACAAGTATATGACGTAAATGACCCTAAACGTAATTTTGTAAGTAAGTTTGTGAAATCTGAACTCCCACAAACTTATTCTTTGGAAAAGACCCTTGTGATTTCTGCTTTTACGAATACTTTGGCATTAGGTCACATGTCTGAGGAAATAGGTCAGATTAAAAATGATGAATTTGGTAAAGAACAGTTAAAGCTGAAAGATAATAAGTTTGTTACTCTTTTTACAAATCAGGATTACACTTATGATAAGTATAAAGAGGAGGCTTTTAAATTGTTAAACACAACCGAAACTGATGCGACCAAAGAACAAAAGGAAAAAGTTTATTTAGGTTGGACAAATGGAGGATTGAAGAAGGAAGGTAAAGATAATCCGTTTTTCTTATATATGTTTGAAGATTTAAAAAATAAACTTCAAAGTATAAATCAAGAAAAAAACACACTTCGACATTTGTTGTTACCTATTTATCAAGAAGAAACTGAAATAGGAGATGAACAGGGTGTTTACAAAGGTTCATTTAATGGTTTAAGATTGTTTAATAGTTTGTTTGCTTTAGAACACGCTAATAAAGAAACTTTCGGTTTAGAAGAAATTGCGGATTACACTAATACAATAGGGGTTGATTTTCCTCATTTTAATATTAAACAGGGAGATATAAACCCTTATTATTATGAAAATGTTTCTTATAAAGTTAATAAGTTAGAGAGTAGGTTAGCTAATAATAAAGAAACATTGAAAAAAGCAACAAAAAATGTTTTTTCAGTGGATTATAATCTTAGATTTAAAGGTTCTTCATGGTTGGTTGCTGATTATTCAGCTCGTTTACACAGTGCTATCGATAAAGCAATTAGTAAAACGGATCTATTTGGTGGCTTTAAACCTGAAGATCAAGGTAAAGAAGTTTCTGAGGAGGTTCAATCTAAACAAGAGTTAATACCTGTTACTAAAAAGGACAAATGGGTTGAGTGTGAGGAATGTCCTGCGGAATATCCTAAAAAGGTTGTTACTAAAAAGTACAAAGTAAAAGAACCGTTGATTTATGAAGTTGTTACGGAGAATGTGGTCTTTCGTACAGAACGAGTTAAGAAATTAATTCAAGAGTATGAGCGGAAACAAGACGCAAGTTTTACTCTTGCTTATTCACCTCTTACTAAAACTTGGATTTCTTATTATGATTTTAAACCTGCTTATTACGTAAATCATTATAATTATTTTCAAACAGGTATAAATTATGGAAATGGAAGTCTTGAAAACAAAGATGAAATTGGTTTGTGGTCTCATTTGAAGACAAACAAGTCTTATCAGGTTTTCTATGGTAAGCGTTATCCTTTCACTGTAGAACTTCCAATAAAAGAAGTTTATACAAATAGAATATTGCAAAATGTTGAATATTGGTTGGAGGCAAGACGTTATCATAATGAGTATGATTATGCTGAAAATGCACAAATAGGTTTTACTAGAGCTTGGGTGTATAATAATACAAATAACTCAGGACAACTGAACCTATATTTGGCAGAAAAGAACAACCGTTTTCAACAGTTACAGTTTCCAAAATTCCATAATGATTCAATGGACATTTTAACAACAAATAATGATAAAAAATGGACTTTTAATTACTTCTTTAATCAGGTTAAGAATGAATTAAATAATGTACCTGTTTGGAATTATGATGTAAATGCCATAGAAAAGGTTATAAATGAAAAAGCCATTTCTTATAGTCAGAGAATGCAAGATAGATTGCGTGGAGATTGGTTCTTTGTTAGGTTATCACAAGATAAAGAGAGTAGGTTTAAAACAATCTTTAAATGGTTGTCTGTTAAAGAGAAACTTTACAATTAAAAGTTATGACAGTGGAAAATAAACAGGTGAAGTTGAGTGGTAGGGATGCTGAACCTACCACTACCTTCAAAATAAGAACAAAAGATTCTTCTGTAAATTTAAAGAATATAGATTCTAATTTAATGGGGTATATTAATTCTTTACCAGAAGAGATGCAAAAAGAGGTACTTGTTACAAGTGGGAACGATTCAGATGCTCACGCGAAAGAGAGTTGGCACTATCATAATAAAGCTGTGGATTTGAGGTTTAGTCGGAATTTATATAATTATATGATAGATGACCCTAATCGTATAAGATATAAAATTTCACTTTATAACCCTAATCATGGGACAGGGAAGCACATACATATTTCATCTATTGGAGAAGAAGGTGTAAGGAATGGAGCAAAAGAACATACAAAAGATGTGTTTTTAAATGTTTATTCGCCTGAAGCACAGGAATATTTGAAAGACCCTACTAATGCTAAGTTCAAACCTATAAAGGATAGAGCTTTGAGTTATGGCACTCAGTTGTATAAAGGTTCGACGGGAGCGAATAGTATTGCGGGTTCTGATGGTTTGTGGCAAGAGGTTGGTTATAAATCTTTAATGGAAGAAGAACATGGAAAAGAACATTATCATAATTTTTTAAATATGTATAATAATGTTAAAGACTCATCAAATCTTGCAAGTTTAGAAAATTCAGATTATAGTTCAATACTTTCACAAAATCAGCTTCTATTATCAAAAATAGAAGAGTTGGAAGAAACAAAAAAGAAAGAAAATGAGTATAATGCTAAACAGGCAATGGAGAATGAGAAAAAACAAGAACTTGCCAAAAGACAACAAGAGTTTGAGTTTATTAAAGGTCTAATAGAAACAACGCCTTCTTTAGTTAGTGAGGAAAAGAAGTCTTATGAACAAGAAGTTGTTTACGACCCTAATTTATTTCAAATAACAGATTTTCAAAATAATTTTAGAGTAGGTTAAAAAAATGAAAAAGAAAGAGTTTTTAAACAAAAAAGCAGAATACCCACATATGGGTTTTAAATCAGATGACATTATTATAAGATTTTCTAAACTTGAAGATTATGAAAGAGCTCCTTTTACTTTTGGTGGTTTTATTTTTGATATTGTAGATAATGGAAGTGGTAACGGGTGGAACAAACTATATACAGTTCATTTGGATTCTGACAATTCTATAGTTTATCCTGAATTAGGGATAACAAGGATTAGTCGTGAAGGTTTTTTAAATCAGTTTAATTTCAGTCCTCGCGACAGTAATTCCAATATATCAAAAATTGAAATTCTTACAAAGGCTCAAATGAGTGACGAAATTTTAGATTTTGGTTGTGAGGGAGGTGAGCTTGGATTTCGAAGCATTCTATATCGAACAAGTTGTAATAATAATGGGACAAATAAGGCTTTTTTTAAAAAAGAAACACCTATTGCTATTACACTGACTTATTCAAGTCTTAAGCAGACGGGTAAAGAAAACTTTGTAGATAGTGTGAGAGGTCTAAAAGAAATTGTATTTCCTAACTTTAAATTTATATAAATAATGAAGAAAAAAATATTTACAAAAAAGTTAGGTAAAATAATACCTGAAAGTATTCTTATTTATTTTAGAAACTATCATTGTAGAGTTGATTTCAAATATACAAGAGGTGATGTTTATGAGAATGGTTATTATTACATAAATCTATCAAAAATAAATCACGAAACAAAACAGGTTTTACCTAAAAATATTTCTGCTTTACAGTGGTTAACTTATTTCGTACCAAAAGATTATGGTGATAAAATGGATTCTTTATTTTTTGTAGGAGATTACAAAGAGATTGTGTTGAAAGAAGTTAATGAAGGGTGTTTTATAGAAGGGATTCCTCAAAATGAAATGAAATTTGAAATAGAATTTTTGGATTTGTCAAACATGTTTATAGAAACAAAATTAGATTTTGCAGGCGTTCACGTCATTAAGGTTTTAAAGTTAAGGGAAAGTCAGAAAGAAAGGTTAGAAGATAATCTTAAAAGTGGTTTGTGGAAATTTCCTAATGTGTTAAAAGTTGTTGTAGTTTAGTTGATATAATAATTTTATGATAATCAAACACTTACTAATTGTAAGTGTTTTTTTTTGTAATTTTTTTTGTAAAATATTTTGTAGTTACAAATTATATTTATATCTTTGCACCGAAAATAAAATACAAGAAAATGAAAGATGAAGAATTGAAACAAGCACTGGTTAATAATGACATTAAACGTATATCTAAAATACTTTCTGATAGTGTTATTGAAACAAAAGAGGATATGGAAAAACATCTTTTGGATGTTTCTAAGAAGTGGTGGAAGAATTTAGATGGTGTTAAGTATTATGATTGGAAAGGTGATCTTTTTAAACATACTTTTCCATTTTATACTTTTCTATTGGATAGAGATTTGGTAAAAAGGACTTTGGAAGAAGACAAAAAAGCACGAAAAGAACTGATTGATAAAATTGACAACTGTTTGTCTCTTTCTTTTGAATGGGATACTGAGTTTTATAGTAATGGTGTTTTTATAAAATTAGATAGTAGAAGTCCGAAAGATTATATTCAGGATTTTCAGGAATCTAAATTAAAAAGTTTACGAACTGGAAGAGAAATTGTAGATGCGTTGATGGGTTCTTTACGAACTTTTGAAGATTTGTGTTTTTTAGTGAAATTGGAAGAACCAATTATAAATTTACATATAAAACCTTTTGAAGAATTAAATAGAAAGGAAGAGTGGCGTGTTTTTGTTAAAGATAGAAAGGTTATTGGGATTTCTCAACAATTTTATGAAGAAAATTTTAATTATAGTGAAAGATATTTGAATGCTGTAAAAAATAATTTAGAGAAGTTTATTGAAACAAAAGTTATTCCTAATATAGCTGTTCCTAATTTTGTAGTAGATACAGTAGTGTTTTTACACGCCCGTTATTTGACAGGAGACAAAAATGGAGAAAAACATAAAATAGTTATTATAGAAACAAATCCTTATTATTTATCTGACCCTTGTTTGTTTGAAAGTTATGAGGAATTGGAAAATACTAAAGAAACATTTAGGTTTGTTAAATAGTTAGTTTTATGTGTTATATGTGGAAGTTTAATAAAAATAAATTGTCCAATTCTAAATAGATTATAATAAACTAAAAAAAACAAATGACAAGAGAAGAATTTAAGAAAATTAAAGTTGGTGATTTTGTTATTCATAATAACAACAAAAAAGAAGTTATAGGTAAAACGTCACAGTGGTTAAAATTACGAGACAACAATGGTGAAAATTCATATGTAATGTATGAGACACTTCCTAAATTACATCATTGTAATAATAACAATTTAAAAGACTCAGTTGTTATAGTTAATGTTTATAATGAAAATGATGATTTGGTAGGTGCTGTTAAAATAGATGGTGGGTTGTGTTCTAATCAATTAAAAGAATTTATGAAGTTTCCAAATGTTGAGTGTTGTCAAGAAGAGAATAAAGAGGTTTTGAGTAAGTTTTTTGAAGATGCTAAAGTTAAATTACCTGACAATCTTTTAGAAAAATTTCCACTTTTTTCTAAGAAGTGTTTTCGTAATAAAAATGAAATGGAACAGAAAATAATTGACTTTGAAAAGGCGGTGGATGAATATATTGATTCTAAAAAGTTTGAAAGTTATAATTCAAAAATAACAAAGGGTTTTGAAATAAAATGGATTACTGAAAAACATTCAGGTTATGTTACAGTTGTTGCAAAAAACCTAAGTAGGGCTAAACGAAAATTGAGAAGGTATTTAGAACGAACTTTTCAAGAAGTAACTATCTCTGTTGATTGTGTAAAGACTGTAGATTTATTTAAGTAAATTATTAAATATATTATAAATGATGAAATACGAAAAATTTAAAGAGAAGTTGAATGATTCAAATGTGATGTTATCAAAACAGAAATTTGAACAAAATAGTGTTATTAACACTGTTTGTAAAGTTATTGAAGATGTTTATGGTTATGTAATAACAGATGATATTTTTGAAGAAATTGAATACAACAACAGTAATGATTTTAAAAGAGGTGACTATTGTTATATGGCAATGGTTCTTGATAACGGTGTTCGTAGAACAGTTGCTATAGGTTATAAAATTGATTATTGTTTGAAGAAAGCGTATCAGTTTACAAAAGCTCATCCTGAATTGGTTTTTACTCACGTGAACAAGGTTTTATGGGGAGAAACGAAAGAAGAAAAGAAGATATTTATTAAAAGTAACAAACTATAATTAAATAAATTGAAATTAGATACCATAACAAATAAGAAGGAGATAAAAGGAGATATAAATCCTAATGACGAGTTTTATACACCGTATTACGCAATTGAACCGTTGTTGAAATACTTAAAACCTAAAAGTAAAATCCTTTGTCCGTTTGATACAGAAGAAAGTCTTTATGTTAAGGTTTTGGAAGAGAACGGTCATTATGTACAATTTGAGCATATAAGTAAAGGTAAAGACTTTTTTAAAAGAGGCTTTGATAGTTTTCAGTTCTTTGATTACATTATTTCAAATCCGCCTTATTCTAAAAAAACAGAAGTTTTAGAGAAATTGTTTTCTACAAATGTGCCTTTTGCGATGTTGTTAGGTGTAGTTGGGATTTTTGAAAGTAAAAATAGATTTGAATTATTTAAGAACAATAAATTTGAAATTATGTACTTTGATAAAAGAATTAGTTATATGCGAGATTACACAAGTGGTAAAACAGAATTAAACCCGCCTTTCAGTTCGGTTTACATTTGTCATAATGTTTTACCTCAACAGATTGTTTTTGAAGAAGTAAATAAAAAGAATATTTTATAAAAATAATTGAATTATGAATATTGATAAAATATTAAGAACTAATTGGTTGGCTGTTAGGATAAGCAAATTTGATGGACATATTACACAAGATGGGTTTGTAAGAACGAATGAACAGACAAGAAAAGATAATACTGTAGAAAAATATTAAGAGAAATAAAGTTAAATAATGTTAAAAAATGAAAATAATAACAGAAGTTGAATTAGAATCAACATTGTTAGATTCTAATTCAGTAATACAAATAATGTTAGAAAATGTTGACCTTGAAAGGTGTCTGAAACATAAACCTGTAACTGCTACACTTTTTAAAATTGCACAGACTGTTGAAAATCCAAATATTTCAATAGCAGAGAGTGATAAAGAAATGTTTTTTAAAGAACATTTTGATGATATAACTCTTGAAGATTTGGAAGCAATTGTAAATTCTAAACGAAAAAAATAGTAGTTAGTTTTTAAATTATTCTTTTTGTCCTGCGGCTAAAATGTGTTATCTTTGCACATAGAGTTGTAGGACTCTTTTTGTTTATTAAGTATGAGGTTTGAAGAGTTTTTAGCAGAGTTTAAATCAGAAAAAGAGAGTTATCTGTCAGCGGGTTTGATAGATGATTTATCTGTGTATAAATGGGTTACACAAGCCTTGAAACCTCTTGGTAACAATATAATGGTGTTGCAAGACGCAATAGTAGATATAAAGGGTTCTGAGGGAGTGTTACCTGATAACTTTTTCGCTCTTTATTCTGCTTGGCAGTGTGAACCGAAGAGTTACTTTTGTAAAGAGGAAGATAAACCTATTTTACAAAGAGCTTGGCAGTGGGTGGAGAAAGTTGAACAAAGTGCAAAGTGGAATAGTTGCAATTTTTGCTGTGTTGAGGATGAAGAAAAAGTAATAACAGAAAAAGTTTTTATAAATGACGTAGAAGCGAAATTGTATTATAAAAATCCAAGATTACTTAAATTAGGTAAGGGTTTTAAACGCTCTGCTTGTACTGAACATTGTAGGAATTTAGTAGTTAGAGATAATCCTAATGAAATTGTAATAAACGGAAGTACTATTTATACAAATTTTAGAGAAGGTACTATTTATTTACAATATTATGGAATGGAGGTTGATGAAAAGGGGTTTGTAATAATTCCCGAGTTAGGATTAGGAAATATAGAACAGTATGTGACTACTTATGTGAATTGGAAATTTTATGAAAAGTTGTTAACTAATCAAGATGAGCCTAATGTGGTTACACTTTTTCAATATTATGCACAAATGGTGGATAAACATAAAGTTTTGGCTCTTACAGAGAGTAAGTTTTCTAAATTAAATCCTGATGATATAAAAGAAGTTGGTAGAAGAAATCGAATGGTTTTAGATGCTTATGAAAAAGCATATAGTTTTAGTAGATAAAGAGCATTTATGAAAAAGAAACAGTTTGTACATCGTTTAGTAAGTTCTGTTGAGAATTTGGCTTATGGTTTTCAATTGAATTTTAAAGGGATGGAAAAGTTACCTTTGATAAAAGAGTTAAACGGAAATGAGGGTTTTTTCTTAGATATAGGTTATGGTTCTTTTCTGAAAACAGGTAATTTTTCACAACATTCTACAACTTTTGAAAATTTAAAATATCAAGAAAAAGAAGGACTTTTTTTTTCTGATTCTCGACAACCTTTGTCATTTTTACTTAGTTTTTTTGATTTAAAAGAACAACTTGAGAAAAATGATAAAATGGATTATTATGGAGTGGCATTTAATTTTTATTTTATAGGAAGTGTACAGTCAAATGAACTTTATAGTGTTTTTTCTAAATACACAATGAAAAACTCAAATTGGGGTATACAAAAAACGCAGAATGGGTTTAAAGTGTGGAATGAATTGTATGAAATTCGTCGAGAAGATGACAAAACAGGAGAATTTATTAAAACAAACAAGGGAATATCTACATTAACGATTGATGTGGTTAAAAAATGATAATTAATGAAAACACAAAACAGACACAACTTATTTATATTTTTATTTTTTGTTGCTCTTATTGCGGTTGTATTACAATACAAATTTTGTACAAGTGAAGAACAAAAAATGACAGCAAAAGAACTTGCTTATAAAAGACAATTGATAGAACAAGATAGTCTTAGAAAAGTAGACAGTGTAACATATGCTCGTCTTGTAAACGACATGTATAAAGAAAGAGAGCTCTCAAAGGTTCTTGAAACAGAAAACAAACAGCTTTATGATAAGTTGAAAGAACAAGAGCAGAAAGTAATGTCTCTCACTAAGATAGTAGGAAAGTTAAAGAGTAAAAAATCAGTTATACCTATTGTAAATAATGAAGGTCAAAGATATTTTGAAGATTATTATCCAAAAAAAGAAAATTATTTTGTTAGATATAATGCACAAATTGGTGAAAATAAAGTTAATGGTGAGTTTACTTTTCACCCCTTACATTTAGATTTGGTAATTACTGAAAAACAAAAAGGTGTCTATGAAGCCTATTTGAATGCTCCAAGTTGGCTTGAAATCAGTTCATTAGAGGTTAAGTCTTTACCTTTAACATCACCTTCGTTAAGACCTGACAACTTTGATTGGGTGTTTGGTGGGTTAGTTGGTTATTCTTATTTGGACAAAAGACCTCTTTTAGGGGTTAATGGGGGATTTAGATACAAAAAAACTTTGTATTTTTTACAAGGTAGTACAAATCAAACATTATATTTAGGTGTGTCAAAGTTATTTTAAAAAATGATTTCAAAAATACAAATAGATTTTCAAATTCTTGACACGGGAGACCCTCGTGTTTTGATGATTGCTGATAATTCATTGTGGGGTCAAATAGAGAATAAACCAAAAGTTATAGAAATAACTCTACCAGGTAATGACCCTGAAACAGATAGTGTTGCCCATTACTTTCAACCTTATCAAATTAATTCTTTTAATTCAGAAACATTAGGTCTCACTTGTGACACGGACTGTCCTGTAGAGTACGGTGAACTTCCAGACGGTGTTTATACAATTACAGTTAAAGGTTCTCCTGAGAAATATCAACTGACCAGAAAGTGGTTGAAGGTAGACAATACTCAGTTGGAACTTGATAAACTTTTCATTGCTTATTACAACTCTTGTAAAGAAAATAATAAGTGTTTTAAAGATTTAATAACAGATATTCAAATGCTTATTGATGGAGCTAAGGCATCTGTTAGATTTGATGATGTTTGTAAAGCTCAAGAACTATTATATAGAGCTCAGGAACTTATAGAGAGGGTGAAACGTTGTAAAAAGTGTTAAATATGGGATGTGGTTGTAAAGGAAATAGAGTGATAGAAAATGTAGTAAATGTTCAATCTCAACATTATGCTAATACTTCTTTAATAGATATGAAACAGGAAAACAGAGGAGAAATAAATGATAATTTGTGTGCAGTTTCGCTATCTGAATTGCAAGATTTAATGTATAAAACGAAAGTAGTTCTTGATAAAGAAGAACATTCTGAAATAAATAAGGGGTATAAGGTGGTGCAGAAGTGGTTTGAAAATTATGGTTTTGAATGCCCTGATAGAAAACAGTTTGTAGACCTTCAAAAACTTGTAGAAAATGAATACTCAAAGTATAATTCATAATACTAATTCTGACCTTTCTTATTTAGCGGATACTGCTTTAGGTAAGATTGCTCATTCTTATATGTTAAATGTAAGATTTGGGATAGGTGAAGGTTATAGTAAACAAGATTATTTTGCTTTAAAAACTTTAAAACGACTTCTTTGTGAAGGTTATTGTGATTTTCAAAAAGAATATGATAGTATAAGAATGTCTTTACAGAGAATAGTTTTAAAATATGACAACTAAAACTTACAAAGATGACAAATTGTGGTTATAAAATAAAACATACTTGTGGTGGAAAAAGCAATGCCCGTTGTGTGTATTATGATAGTGAGCTTCCTGATTTTTCTAAGTTGAAAGATGAGATGTGTGTAACTATTGAAGAAACAACAGATGAGTTGTATAAACTAATAAAAGAAATAAAAGACGGAAGTGATTTAAAAGATTTAGGAGCTTCTTGTATTACTTATGGTGTTGACAAAAGTAAACTAACATTAGCTGTTGCACTTAAAGTTCTGGAAAAACAAATTTGTGATTTGAAGAATGGAACGACAGGTGGTTCTAATTCAAACGGAGTAGATATTTCTAAGTTGAATCTGAAATGTTTAAAATCTCCTTGTGATACAGGAATACGAAGTTTGCAAGAATTGTTACAAGCAATTATTGACAAAATTTGTGCATAATAAAATATAAAGGGAAAATGGCAAAAGTTTGTAAACAGATAAATAGACCTCAGGTTGACAATAGTGTGTTGGAGTGTGAAACATTACTTTCAACAAAATGTGTTTTGTCAGAAAAAGACGTTCCTGTGTTAAATGTCTTACCTTCTGACAACCTCAGTAAATTATTAGAAAGTCTTAATGAGTATTTGAAGAATTTAAAAGGAGAGGTTAAAGCACTTGAATATTCTTTACGAAATGGAAATAACAGTGGGGGGAATAAACCTTCACAGCCTTCTTATGATTGGAAGAAAGACCAATCTTTAATTAAGTTTTTAGCTGACAGTTTGGCAGGTAAAGTTGATAAACAAGTAGGTAAACAGTTATCAACAGAAGACTATACAACTGAAGATAAAAACACTTTAAATCAAGTAAAGGATAAGTTTACAAACTTAAATTCTATTCTTGATAAAATTCAATCTAAATTAGGTAGTAATAGTACTAAGTTAACGGTTATAGAAAATCTTGTAGAAGTTCTAAAAAAACAAGTACAACAATATTCTTTAAAATTAAACAGTCCTATAACATTCACAGATAATTTAGATAGACCTACTCAAGTTGTTTTAGGTGAAACAATACAAGTTAAAGGAGCTGAAAAAAATATAAATACACGTACCGAAGATCACAAAATAGAAATATCATTAGCTGAAGATTTAGAAATAAAAAAAGCAAAAATAGGGTCTGCAACATTAAGTGAAAGAGGAATTGATGTAGGTAAGAAAAAGATAACAAATCTGGCCAAAGGTAGTTTGGTGGACGACAGTACAGATGCTCTAACCGCTGGACAGTTTAGTATCATTTATACCGAATTTGGAAGACAGCTTACCAACCATGAAAGATATACACAAACAGAACTTACTAAAAGAGAACTTATAAGTAATAAGGCTCAAACATTAGAAGGTGGTTTCGATAATGAACGTTATCCAAGTATTGCTTTAATTAAAAAAATAAAAAAAGAAATTGATGATTTAATTTCACAAACCGCAGTTGAAGGCAAAGAAGATAAGAAAAATAAAACAGGAGAAATAAACGCTTCTGAACCAGATGTTAAATATCCTAATCTCTCTTTATTGAAAAAAGTAAAAGCAGATGTTGAAACAGTACTCGAACAACACATTGTTGCAATTCGAGATTTACAAGACCAAATAAATGCAAACGATAGTGCTGTACATAATGCTGAAATAAATCCTACCACTGCCGCTTTAACATTAAAGGATAAACATGGGGTTACGGTTGGTGTTTTAAATTTAGGTTTTTTGAACAACGAAGGTACTAAATTAGTTTACAATAGTGTGAATAAAACACTGGAAATGTACAATAAAAAAGGTGATTTACTGTCTTCTGTACCTGTTAGTGCATTTGTTTCAAATTTAGTGAATACTCTCGGACTTGATGGCAAAAAAATAAAACTGTTAGATGGTACAGGTGTAAAAGTATCTGAAGTTGATTTAGCTCCTTTATTTAACTTGTATACAACTGTTACTAAAACACAAGAGGTTGAAACCAAATTAAATCAAGTGGAAAGTAATGTAACATCGAATGTACAACGGATTCTTGATTTGACTTCTAAAACAGTTAAATTACAAAATGAAAAAGAGGATAAAAGTAATAAAGTAAACGACCTTAATCAGGGAGATGATACAAATAAGTATCCAACTGTTGCATTGTTAAAACAAGTGAAACAGGAACTTTCAGATAATATGGGTTTACAAGAAGAAAAGACAGAAGTGATAACTGTTGAAACATCACATTTGATTGGTAGTATTGTAAGAATAGAACTTTCATCTAAGGTAGATGATAGTAAGTGGTGGTCTGTTTGGGTAAACGGTGTTGTTGTTGAACGCTCTGCTGTAACATTTGTAGATAAAATGATGAGTATAGATAGTGCTATTGTAGGTTATAATATTGAAGAGGGAGATGAAATAACAGTTCAATACAAAGTTAAAAAGTAATTGAGTAAATAAAGAAAACAAGAATGGCTAAGAAGATACAAAAAAAACAGATAGAGAGTGGTATATTTGTAGAAACAAAAGACACTTACGAAGCTCCTGTGAGAGATAATGACTTTGTACAGAAAAAATATGTAGACACAAAAGTAGACACCAAAGCTGAGAAAAATCATACTCACAAGTGGGCAGATATTACTGAGAAGCCTGAAATAAAAAAGGTTGATTCTAAGTACACAATTGAAGGATTGAATGGTGAGATAGTAGTCCCAACACTTCCTGCTTGGGTTGGTAATACTAAACCTACTTATAATTGGAGTGAAATTATTGATAAACCAAATTTAAATTATTTACCTTTAACTGGTGGAATGATAACACCTACTGAAGACGATTATAGGGAAGGTATAAGAATAGGTGATAAAGATGGTTGGTCTTTGGTTCATTTAGGTGCTGTAAATGCTCGTGGAACAACTGAAAACTCTTGGTCGGTTGCAAAAAAATCTGACAATTCTTTTCAAATAAGTAATGGGGCTATTTCGTCTAATATAAAAAAGGGTTTAAATTTAACAGCTAACACTTTAACTTTTTCAGGACAAGAGAGTAATTTAATACTAAGTGCTGATAATACAGGTATTCTTGGTAAAGGATTTAAAAAAGAAAATTCATCTAACGAAAAAGTGTTGTTAGGGGGTGGTGGAGAAAAGGAATTATCAGAATTAGAAAATAAAAGTATTATAGTTGGAGGTAGAAATTATGTATTTAATAGTAAATTTATATCATCAAAAGCTGAATCTGGAGGAATAGCATATTTAGGTTCATTTCAGTTAGAAGTGGGTAAGACTTATATAATATCGGCAAAGGGAATAACTGGAGCTAGACCCGATAATATGTTTTACCTGAATACAAAGAAAGAGTGGGATTCAGGTGAAGCTAAAAGTGTTGCAATTAATACTCCATTTATAGTAGATAAGGACTATAGATATTTATGGATTTGGTGTAATAATATAGAGGATGCTGTAACTATTGAAGAATTAAAACTCGAAAAGGGCAACAAAGCAACCGATTGGACACCTGCCCTTGAAGATTTTGATTTTTATAAAAATTCCATAGAATCTAATGAGTTGAATGTTTTTAAATGGCGAGAAACTGGTGTGTATACTGTTAAATATCCAGAGGGGTGGGGAACGTTAATTAATTTTAAATCTAGAGGCTCTACTTCATCATTAGAATTTTTTAAACCCAATTGGTATCCATCAACTCGTATTGGTGTTCGAAATTCAGTTAATACTACGAGGTTTAATGATGATAATGGTAAATTTCGTGATTTAGCATGGTATAACGATGTTTTAAGAGCAGGAGTAGAGTGCACTCAAAATACAACTCTTCAAAAAGAACATCAAAATCAAACTCTTTTTGTGACAATACCTTGTAATATTGAACTTAATACAATTGACGATTTAAGTAGTGTATCGTTTAGGAAAGTTTTTGATAGTGGTGTTGTTTCTTTTTCTTGTACTGGGAAAAATATTATTTATACTTCTGACAACCAATTTAATGGGAAAAAAGGGTCTACCGCTGTAATATCAAGATATGGGAACGATTGTTACATTGATATAAGAAACATTTAATAAATAAAAAATTATATACATATGTTTGGTTTTACTAATTTAAAAAACAAAATTTTAGAGAATTTAAAAGGAGAAGACAAACTATTACACTCCAAAGTTGGAAATGTCGTTTTCTTAACGATTTTCATATTGTCTTACATTAAAAACTCTTTTTTACACGCTTTAATTTCTGCTTTAATAGTAGTGTTTTTAGTAGGGTTGTTAAAAGAGCTTTATGACAAGTATGTAAAACATACATTTATAGATTGCTGGGATATTGTAGCTGCATTTGTACCATATCCTTTACTTAAGAAATTACAAAAAAATGAAAATAAGAATTAGAAAAAACAACTTTTTCGTACCTAACGGATACAGAGCTATTACACTTTATCCTTTTATATTTGTAGCCAACGAAAGCGACAAATATAGTAAAACACTGATCAATCACGAAATGATACACATTCGTCAGCAACGTGAATTGTTAGTATTACCTTTTTATGTGTGGTACGTTTTAGATTACATAAGGAAACTATTTATCTACGGTTCGAGACGTAAAGCCTACCGAAACATTTTGTTCGAAAGAGAAGCTTATATTAATGAGAGTGAACCTTCTTATCTAATGACAAGAAAAAGGTTTGCATTTTGGAAATTTCGAAAAAGAAATTTTGAAATTTAATTATGAATAATTGTAAATGAGTTATGAACGCACTGCAATATTTTGATTGGGGTTTTAGTGATGGCGACTTTGTTTTAAGAGGAGGAAAGTTGGTAGAAGCAGTTGACATTTCTATAATGGGTACAGATACAAATTCAGTATTTGAAAATGTTGATTTTGATTTTTCAAAAACAATAAGTTGTCAAGATAGCAACAGTAGTTGGTATCCTTTTGCTGCAAAGTTGGATAGAGAACATTTTGTAAATCAAAAACAGACATTAAGATTAGATGAGAATTTAAAAATTGTAAGGATTGAACATTTTGATGAAAATTGCTATTGTGAAATAGGAAGTACAGATTTCAAATATTTTGTGTTAACAGAAAAAGATAATTTGAACACTTTTATTGAAATAAATGGTAACGATAAGATTATTTATATAGAAGACCCTTACAACTTCTCTCTGAAAACTAACTTTGCGTCAAAAAATTGGAATTTGTTTTTATTTGGAAGTTTGATATTTGTGAAAGGCGGCTCATCTCCGAGTTGCCGTTTAGCTTCTTCAAACTTAATTTTCATAAAACCTCGTTTGACATAAATTTAAAAATTTGAAACACAAACACTTACAATTAGTAAGTGTTTTTTTTTGTAATTTTTTTTTGCAAAATATTTTGCAGTTACGATTTTAGTTTATATCTTTGCACCGAAAATTAAAATACGAGAAAAACATGGAAATAGGAGAAATACCAGTAGGACAAGTTGGATTAGTACACTTATCAGAAGATAATGTGATAAGACAAATTGGTCTTACAGAACAACAAAGGCTTACATTAGAGATATTTTTAGCTTCTCTTTCAAAAGATAGACCGTTTGTGTTAATGGGAGAAGAATATGATTTAGTTTTAAAAAAAGATGTTGTAAAATAAATATTATAAATAAATGTAAATATTTTTGTAAATATTTTTAATTATGAATGATATGAATGAGTTAAAAGAAAAAGGATTTGCATATGAAAATCCAACAGACTACTTGATAGAACAACAAAGAGTTATTTGTAACGGATTTGAAGAAAGAGTCAATAAGATGTTAACAAACAACAATTTGTTTATAAGTACAGACTTTGATTGTGAAAGTTTCAATATTGTAGACACTAAAACTGGAGAACTTTTTAAATTTCATACAAATATTTTACCTACTTGTGGTTCTACAAATGTTGTTAAAATGGGAAGTTTAGTTGTAGATAAAGAAAAGTTCTTTACAAGAAAAACTTATACAGCAGAGGATTGCTTGAAACCTTATGATTTCACAATGTTTTCCAAGAAGTTTAGAAACTTTGCAGTTCTGTTTTTTGGATACGGTCAGAAGAATGAACTGAAAATAAAAGCAAAAAATTTCAAGAAGTTTTTAATTGAAGAATTTGAGAAGAAATTTAAAGGTTCTGAATATGGTTCTTGTAAACCTTATGATTTTTATAATACATTGTGGTTTGAGTTATGTGAAAAGTTTAAGAGATTTTGTGTATGAAAAAAAAACAAATAAATACCTTAATTGACCATTTTCAATTGAAACAGTTATATAATTAAAAGAAATAAAAAATATTTATGAATAAAGATTATAAAAGAGTACTTAGTAAAGCTATACAGTTAGTAAAAACAAAATTAGAGAATAAAGTCGATAAAAACGGAGAACCTTTATTTTGTCACTGTAAAAGAGTTAGTAATTTAAGTGAAAATTATGAAGAACAAATAGTAGGCGTCTTACATAATATTCTTGAAGATAGTGATACAAAAGTAAAAGATTTAGTTGAAATTGGTTTTACAAAGAAAGTAATAGACACTGTAATATATTTAACTCGTAAGAAAAATGAAGAATATTTTAATTACATTAAAAGAGTCTCTTCTAACAAATTAGCGAGAAATGTAAAAATGAATGATTTAAAAGATAATATGGATATTACAAGATTTAAGTGCTTAAAACAAGAAAATCTTTCTTTACTTAATAGATACTTAAAAGCGTTTAATATATTAAAATCTATTTCAAATATAGAAAAAGATAAAGAAATCTTAAAAAGTTTATCATACCCTAATAAGTATAAGTATATTGTAAATGTAAGAGAGGAAGAACTTGAAACTTTTGAAAATTTCTTATTTGAGCGCGGTTTTACAAACTGTATTGGAGAGAAAGAATTTGTTGATTTTTTTAAAAGATTGAACAAAACAGAGAAGAAATTTACTAAAACTTTGCCCATAGGATTGTTTAAACCCAATAAATGGTGTAAATCTCATTTCTTTCAACGAGTAGATATGATAAAAGAAGGCAATTTTATGGATTTCAAACAATTTAAAAGCCATTTTCAATAAATTATATTATGTGAAAACAATGTTTAAAATAAAAACAACAAGTGATATTTATGAATGATAAAAGCAAAGAATTATGGAAATTTCTTTTAATTAAATATACAAATCCTTCTTTTGTAAAAGAAATAAAAGAAGTAGAATCTGTTCAAGAAACATATAATAGAAATTATTTAATTAAAATAATATTAGAAAACAATAAAAAAGATTTTGTAGAATTAAGTAGAGAAATAGTGGTTGATTTTTTAAAAAGTCAAAAATCAACTTATTATGAACTTATTATAGATGTATATTGTAATTTTAAAGAGGTTATAAATAATTATGAATTATTTGTAAGAGAAATGGAAAATGTAAAATATTTAATTGAAAAAGAATCTAAGTTTTTGAAAGAACAAATACAGGAAATTAGAAAAGATTTTGAACAACTTTTATAAGAAATCTAATAAATGTTATTATGGTATGAACAGGTTTTAATGTAAAAATCTTTATTTCTCAAAATAACATTGAACAATAAATTAAAAAAAAATAAAGGAAATGAAAAATAGTGTTTATGAATACAAATCAGCAAACAGAGAGAAGTTCTTTAAAAAGATTCTATGGCATAAATTTGATTTAGCGGTAATTGATGATAATATTGAAATTATGGATTATGATACCTTTGTCATGATTAGAGTGAAGGCTTTAGAAATTAAAGGAATTTTCTTTAATGATAAAGAAATGTTTGATAAATGGGTTGAAGAAAATAAAGAGAATTTTACCTGTTTAAGCATAAAAATAAATTTGTTAGACTTAATTATATTAACCAATGAAAATTACAGTTAGAGTTGTGGGTACGGTTAGAGTGGAGAAACAACTCGTTTATAATTTAGATGAAAATAGAGATATTCTTGAACAAGTTATTGAACTCAAAGAAGAAGATATTATTCAAGATGATTTTGAACATTGTATAGAAAAGGGAATAATAGATAATGCTGAAGTAATAAGTGATTTAGAATATGAAATTTTAGAAACAAATGAAAAAAGATGTTAGATACTATAATAAATTTTTAGGTAAATATGGAAAATTTTGGTGTGAAAATTATGATGGGTTTGAAGTCATAGGTAAACTGAGTTCTGTAAAAAGTTATAGAGGTCGTGTCATTTTTATAATCAATGCTTTTATCCCTGTGTTTGATTGTTTTAAACCGTTGACCGAAGAGGAGGTTAACGCTTTAAATTTTAAAAATTATTAAATGTCATTTAATGTTAAAAAAATAATATGAATGATAAAACAAGTGGTGGAATTGGAAGACACTCAGACATCCTGTCTGAATTAGAAACACATTCGAGCCGTGTGTTCACTTTGGCTGTGACTAAATGCAGGTTCGAGTCCCACCTTGCTTTCAGAAATAAAAGAATGTCAAATTTTAAATTAAAATAATTATGTTAAATTTTTTATTAGAAACTGTTTTTAATCCACAGAAGACTTACAATTTGTTTTTATGGATAGATGTAATAGGAGGTCTTATTGTGATGATTTTCAAGATTAGGGAGGAAGTTAAGAAATATGAGAGAATAGAAGGAGAGAGTTTGGTCAGCGGTATCGCGTTAGCGTTGATTGGTTTTGTGCCCATATTAAATGCAGTATTAGTGTTGTGTGGTGTTGTGCTTGTAGTATTTATTGTTATTTCAATACTATTCGAACATATTTTTAAAAACCGCAAGAAAGAAGAAGTCGATAAAGAATAAATTTGGAAAAAGAGAATGACAAGTCTAAATTTATTAAACATAAATAATTAAAAACAAATAAAAATGAATGTAGAAATGAACGTAAACAATCAGTTTGCTCAAATCGGAGAACAAATCAATTTGGGTAACATAGAAGCCTTGAACGAGTTGGATTTAGACAGCTTGTTTGAACCTACAAAAGAGGAAGTTAGAAGTGAAGTAATCTCTATGTGGGTTACTCCTTCTGTTGCAGAAAAGGTAAAGGAGTATGAAGACAACATTAAAGAACGAGAAAAGATTGTTCTACAATACCTCAACAAAGGTAAAAAACAACTTAAATTTGAGATTAACTACATTAAACAAAGTTTAGGGTTTTATAAGGAATTGACCGATAACCTTAAATCTTGTTTTGAAAAAGTAGAAAAGGAATTTAAAGAAAGTCTTCAAGAAATCTATGCAACGACAGAAGAAGATTATATTGAAATGTGTCGTAGAAACATTGATTTCATCGACAAAGTTGAAAATTCTGTAAATAAAGCTAAAGAGAAAATGAAAGATTTGCAAACCTCTGTGCGAGATTGTAATGTTTACGGTGCAGATAAACTTCTTGAAGTTGTTGAACGATTTTCAAGGATGTTTGAAAAGGAAAAAGACCTTTTAAGTAAGTTGTTGAATGTAGAAAAATAATTATGGGAAGAAATTATAAAAAAGTTCCTGTTATAAAGAAAAAGAAATTGTTTATAAAATTAAAAAAAAGATATGAAAAATAAATTAAGTGAGCTTTTATCACATTACAAAGCTCAATACGAAAAAGCCCTTGTAGAAAAAGGGAGAATAGAAATGAGAAAAGAGATAGATGGTACGAGAGGTTTTACTTATGATGAAGGACACAATGACACGGAAATCAAAATGTTAAAAAGTTTTATTGAAAATCTTGAAGAACTTATGGATATGGCTTTTAATTCATTTTAAACAACATTCATGTATAACTTATAATTGTTAAATTAAGAAGAACAATAGAAATGATTGACAAACACAATAAAGAAAAGATAATACAACAGATAGCTCTTGAAAATTATAGAGCAAAACAAAAACACAAGCTGAAAGGACTTGCGAAAGGTGGATATTTGTTTGAACCTGATATTAGTTATGCGTTTAAAGAGTTTATTCATTATCGTGTAAAACCTTCATATGTTAGTTCTGAAACAGAAGAAGATTGTAGTTTTCATATTTATTCAATAGAAGAAATTCAACAAGAGTTAGAAAATTGTGTTAAAAATAGTAATTTTAATGAAGAAGAACAAAAGAAAATTTCTAAATTTGCTATAGAATTTCAAGAACTCTGTGACAATTCGGAATTGTATGATTACGATTTAATAATAATTGGCATACCTAATTGTAATTATGAAGATGAGTGAAAACATATTATATAAGTGGAAAGGTTTTGGAGAGTTATCCAAGATACATGAAAGGGCTGAAGTTATAAAAGAACTATTAAATTCTTTTTTGTTGAAAAATAATATAACAAATCTTTACATTTTATAAAGACATATATAGCCTAAAATAAAATAATGCATAGTTTTTAATATTACAATTTTGTAAATAAAAAAAACAATAAAACTTGTACAAAATAGATACTTTTACTAATTTTACACTTTAAAACAATAAAAGAATGTTAAAACACAAGGCGTATAAATTCCGAATATATCCTACACAAACACAAAGAGGGTTGCTCAACAAGACTTTTGGGTGTGTAAGGTTTATATGGAATTACAATGTAGAGTGTTTTAACAACAATGTAGATAACACATTATCTATTAAAGATTTACGTTTAGAACATTCTTTTTTAAAAGAAGTTTCATCAGCTGCATTACAGCAGAAAGAAAGAGACTTTATAGAGTTTAAAAAGCAATATTTCAATAAAAGTAGAAAGAAACAGATAGGAAGACCTTCTTTTAAGAAGAAGCGTATCTACAATCAATATCGTTTACCTAATCAGAAATTCTCTTTATCTTCTACACACATAAGAATAGAGAAAATTGGTAAGATAAAGGTTGTTGTAGATAGACAAATCCCAAAAGAAGCTAAATATTTATCTGTAACTATTAGTAAAAAGCCTTGCGGGCATTTCTATGCGTCTGTTTGTGTAGAAGAAGACATATTACCTAAAAGTAAAACTCACCTAAAGGTAGGAATAGATTTAGGTATAAAGACTTTTGCTACACAATCAGATAATGTAGAAATAGCTAATCCTAAGTTTCTTGTTAAGAGCCAAAACAAGTTACGAAGATTACAACGTATTTTTTCTAAGAAGGTAAAAGGTAGTAGACGTAGGGAAAGTTTCGTTACAAGATAGCGAGACTTCACGAACGAATACATAATCAACGTCTACACTTCTTACATTCTTATACTACCGAACTTGTAAACAAATACGATGTTTTAGTTATAGAAGATTTGTCTGTAGAGGCTATGTTAAAGAACAAAAACCTTTCTAAGAATATTTCGGACGCAAGTTGGAGTTTGTTTCGGTCTTTATTAACTTACAAGGCAGATTGGTACGGAAAGAAGTTAGTTGTCGTAGATAGATACTTTGCTTCTTCCAAAACTTGTAGGTGTGGGTATGTAAAGCAAGACTTAAAACTTCACGACAGAGAGTGGGTTTGTCCGAGTTGTAACACTCAAAACAAGCGTGATTTTCTTGCGTCTATAAATATTTTAGAAGAAGGTTTAATCCGTAGGAGTTGATGCGGATTAACGGACGCAGAGACAACGTGTTACAGTTTGTAACGTGTTGTTTAAGAAGCGTTTAGATTTTTAGAGACATTGTTTATTACTAAAAATTGTGACTATGAAAGCAAAATTACTAAAACTGTTACGGACAAACTTAGAGTTTTATTATTTAAGAGGTGCTGATAAATATTTTGTTTTTGATAAAGAAACAAAAGAATGTAAATGGGGTAAGTCAGTTAGTGAAATAATATCTCAAACTGCGAAAATGGACAGGTTTACAGAAATGCTTGGAACTAAAGTTTTACTACTTCTTGAAAGTGCTGTACAAAGACGAGAAGTGATTGAAGATTATAAAAGATACAACTCTATTTATAAACAAATACGAAAAGGAATTGAGGAAGAAGTTAGAAAAGATTTAAAAGAAAATAAATCAAACACTAACAATTATGTTGTTTTATAAAACTATAACTATTATAAATTATGCAGTATTCATATAAACATTTTATTAGATTTTCAATGATTAGTTTTCTTTTTTATGTGTTAGGTTTAACACTTCCTATATATTTAGGTTGCTCATTATTAAATAACACTTTTGAAATAATGAAATGGGGAACTTATAGTAAGACAGGTTTTATTATTTGGGTTTGGGTGTGTTTGTATAATTTATATAAACCACTTTATGAATTTCTGACTTCTTACATAAAAGCCAAGCAAGAAGAAGAAAAAAGTTCTAAATCTATAATTTATAAACAAACAGGAGAAGAAACTGAAAACGAAAAAATGAGAACAATCAAATTTAGAGGATTTTCAAACTGTTTATTTCAAAACAAATGGGTTTACGGTTATTTAAGTGATGAAGATAAAATAAGAGGAATAGACCTCCTTGATTGTCGGGTTAATTATAAATCCGTTGGACAATTCACAGGTTTGTATGACAAAAACGGAAAGGAAATCTATGAGGGAGACATTCTTGCCCATGATAATGGAGATTACAGCCTTATTGTGTACCGAGAGGAATGTATGGCATTTTGCCGTATTGATGCCAATGATGTGGGCAACACCAATGGGTATTACAATCTTCATGAAGAGGCTTGGCGTTTGTGCTTGAAACATGCGAAGGTCGTAGGTAATCAATATGAAAACCCCGAATTGTTAAACTATAGTGAAAATTAAATTATTATAAAAATTGTTTGATATTAAAAAATAAGAATAATGAAAATTAAAAGTAATATACAGGAAGTGTTACCTGCATTAGGTACAGTAACTTTGTTTTTAAAATATGCTTCTTCTCAGGCAATGATAGACGATTATTCAGAGGTAATTAAACAAGGAGGTGTTGAGTATAAGTCCGCAGAAGCCCTTTCACAGTTGGCTTCAAGGATTCTTGAGGAAGATGTTCCTGTTGAAGATTTTATCAATTCTACCGATGATAGTTTAGATAAAATATCTGAACAAATGAAAAAGCGTGATGAGAGTTTAACAATGTTTGAAAAGTATCTTAAAATGAATAAAAGAGAAGTTGAAGACTTCTACAAAGAATGGAAACAGGTAGCAGATAAACAGTGGATTCATTCTGTTGCAGTTGTCTCTTCATTTTCAATTCTTAATAACTTTATAAATTACGCATTAGGATTAATTGAGAAAGAATATTTTAAAGCCTATTTACAAGGTGTGAAAAGTTATAAACTTTTTCCTTCAAATATTTTTGCTTTAACAAGAAGAGTACTTAGAATTACATCTAAATTACTTTATGAGTTTTTGAAAAAAAGAACTGTAAAATATTACAAAGAGGGTGCTAATATTAATGAAAGTTGGATAAAATTACAAACTGCGTTGTTACCTCTTAGTCTTTCTTATAGTGAAATAGAACGACTGTTTGAAGAATCAAAAGAATTAGAAGATTTGGGTTTTATGGAGCAAGCTGAAAATGTTAAATGATATTAAAAAAGATGGAAAATAAAATAACACCTATTCGTTCTATAAGTGATAATCAAGAAGAAATCATTAATAATATTCTGAGTTTACATTCACCTAATAAGAAAATAGATGTAGATGTAACCTATTCAAAAGGAGTTTTTTACAAATCAGGTGTGGTTGCACAACCCATACATAAGTTCGACCTCACACCACAGACAGAGGACACTGTACAGGCAGATAGTAGAGACCTGCCACTCGAAGACGAAAGCGTTGGGACTATTATGTTTGACCCTCCTTTTGTAATTGCAGGAGAAACTTATAAAAATAATACAGATGGTAATAGTTCAAGAATAGCTAAACGATTTTCAGCTTATAAAAACTTTAAAGAATTGAAAGAACATTATTACTATTCCTTAAAGGAGTTTTACAGAGTCCTTAAAAAAGGAGGTATTGTAATCCTCAAATGTCAAAATACAGTCTCGGGAGGAAAACAGCTATTTTCGCACTATTTTATTCTTAAATCAGCGTTAGATATAGGTTTCTATCCAAAAGATGAGTTTGTACTGTTATCTAAGTCTAAAATGACTTCTTTTGGAGGAAGATGGAAACAGCAACAACACGCGATGAAATATCACTCTTACTTTATAGTTTTAAAGAAAGAAAATTGTAAAGTAGATTATAAAATTTGACATAAAGGATTATGAAAAACTATAGAGTTTTAGTAACTTCTTCTGATTCACCTTATAAAGCTCAAAGCATTAAATTGTTAAAATATTTAAGATGTGACAAAAAAGAACTTATTGTTAAGGTAAAACAATGGTTTAAACCTTTTGTAATTGGTTATTCAGAAAACTCTTTACCTCGTTGTGATTATAATGCTTTTATAGAAGAAGTTGTTAAGACAGGACAGTTCACAACTTGTTTTACCGCATTCTTTTATATAGAAGAGTTTGAGTTTGAAAAGTCTTAATTAAAATTGAGAAACCCCTACCTTAATTGGATAGGGGTTGTTTGTTTTACATTAATCGTTGATGTTTTTCTTTTAATAATTTCATTATATCTTCTTTAAAAAGCTCTACAGTTCTTCTATCATCTGTGATGTTAAAACAAAAAGCATTTTCTTTATTTTCTTCTACAACTGATTTTTTAATGGAGTATTTTAATTCTACTTTTTTATTTTCACAAATTTCTGGAAAACAGTGTTTAAAATATCTTATAGCTTTTTTCTTTAGTTTCATAAAAGTTTTACTATAAAACCCTTCTTCATGAGCAGCACACATTAAGACAATAAACATTTTATAAAACTCTTCCATCGCGGGACGTGTAGAAAACAACATGCAGCTTTCAGATTTAATCCAAATGTGAAGCGTTACTACTTTTAAAGGTAGATCTTCTGTACAATCAGAATCTGTGTTTATTGTGCATTCCCAAGTTTTATTTTTGTAATCAAACTCGTAAACCTTGTTTTCTAAAGAGGTACATTTGTCTGAATTTATAAGAGGTGATACAATATTTACCTTAGAAGGATAAACTCCGAAGACATCTTTATTTATTTGTCTTTTGGCTTCTTCTATTATCTCTTTTACTGTTTCAAACATATTAATTATTATTTATAAAGTTATTAAATTTTCTAATTTTGTGATTTGGATGTTTTTTATTGTAGATAACTCATATTCAGGTTTTCTCCACAGGTCGATAAGAAAATCTTCAAGTAAAATGTACAAATGATCATCATTATTTTTTAACAAATGTGTTAAACAATCTACAATTACTTCTCTGTTTTTAAACAGTTCATCGAATAACAAACCTCTTTCATTTCCTATTTTACTATAATCTACATAATAAAAGGGTAAATAGGAACAATTAATGTTTTCTATATTCATTATTCTTTGAATTTCGTTTTTATTATTTTCAAGCACTTCTTTAAGTTTTCGAGTATAACTTAAATCTCTTTTAAGTTCTACTTCTTGAATTTCATACTTGTTTTTTATTGTTTGTACTGTGTTTTCTATTTCCTTTTTACATTCTTCTTTTATATATTGTTCTATTTCAAAATGTGTTTTCATTAATAACCTCCTTCATCTTTTAATTTGTTATTTAATTTTTCAAGAAATTTATCAGCACTTGCACTGGACTTAATTCTACTGTATTGATTTTCTGTATTTCTGTTTTTAATAAACAAAAGATTATCAACTAAAAAATCAATGATTTTATAAGTTAGTTCTTGTTTTTCTAACTTTTCTTCATCGATTGTGGTATCTCCTATAGGAAATATATCATCCAATTCACTTTCTACAAGTTCTACAATGATGTTTAGGTTCTTCATAATAAAAAAAATAATTAAATTAGTCTTTTAACAATTTTAATTTTTCAACATCTTCTATTGTTAAAGGTTCAAAACTATCGTAATAATCATTATTTTTTTTCTGAAATAAAACATAACTTTTCATTGTGTTTAATCACAGATTTAAGTTTTGAAATTTGAATAAATTCATTATTTTTGTAAAACTTGCCAAAAATTCCAACTAAATGTTTATAGGAAGAAGGTTCTTGTGTAGATAAACTAAATCCTTTTAGTTTATAAGGTGTTGTTGAAAGAGTTGATTCAAAATCACCAAGTCTAACACCTTCTTCATTAAAATAAAATGTTTTACTAAAACAAAGTTCATTTGGTTTTTCACAAGGAAAGGAAACTTTTACAGGGTAATTTCTATGTGTTTCATCGTTTACACTTAAAACATAACCTTCACCAAGTCCTGCACAATAAACCTTTTGACCTACAAAATAACTGTTAATTTTCATATTTATTTATTATTTTTTATTAAATTTCCATGCTTCTTCTCCATAATCAAACAGCTTGTAAAGCATTCTAACAACTATTGTTAATTTCTCATTGACATAAAGAGAATTTATTTCTTCTGGATAAAATATTCTTTCAAGAACATCAAAAAGTTCAGCTTCCTCTTTACTATAAAAGAAGTTATTTTTACCTTTTATTTCCCAACAATTGTTTTTATAATCAAATTGTATAGTTCTTGAATTATTAAGTTCTGCGAGCATTGTCACAACCCTTCGCACTCTCATCTTTTCGGAGAAACTAAAACCTTTCTCATCTAAGAAAGTGCTAAGATTGTTGTAGATTTCACTTCTTCTCTTTTCTGTTTCTGTTTTCATTTTATTTTTCAGCTAATTTTTTAATTAGTTTTTCTTTAGTGTTTGAAATTTCATTTGTTTTGAAGATGATATCTTCTCGTAACAAATCGTCTTTTATATAACCTTCGACTTCAACAAGATTTAACTTTTTATCTTTGTAGGCAGGTTCGAAAATCAATCTTGATGTTACAAACTTCTGAATCCGATTGTAATAAATTGCGTAGAAGTGTTCACAAATTTCACTCTCGACGTCTTCTAAACCTTTGTAGTTTGTAGTTAAATAATAAGTACCTTTCTTAATGTTTTCTTTAATTTGATAGCTAATAATAAGATATAAAATTATTAAACCTACAACTAACGCAATAATGTATTCTATTGTCATTTTTACCTCCTTTCTTCTAATTGTTTAAAATAATCTGTTAATAAAACAGTGTCCCACTTCATGTTCTCACTACTTCTACTACTTGGTGCGTAATAACCATCAACTGCATTTATGTAGAGGCTGTGTTCACCTTGATTGAAAGTTTCAAAAGTAGACTTACTCAAAAAACGCTGAGGTTCGACTTGTTCCAAAGCCAAGTTGTCAAAACTAACTACCTCGAACTTATCGAAAAGTCTTCTTAAATACCACTTCCAATGTTTATGTTTCTTTGTCTGCAAATCAACTTTACCTGCGTTAAACCCAAAGTCCTTCTCACCGAGAACAAGTATCTTTTTAACACCTTTGACAGGTAACTCTAAAATATCTTCAATATCATCAATACCTGCAATTATATGGAAAACAGTGTTTTTGTAATTTACAATCTCTTCTGGAACATTCCACTTTAGACTTTGTCTGTAAGAAACTCCTAAACCTTTAATAAGATTGTTATCTGCCATTTCTAACAGCTTTTTAGAGTATTGTCGAACATTGCCTTGATTTACAGTTAAATTAACAATGTAATCGTTCTCTTCTTTTGCACACCATTCTATAAAGTCAATAAGACCTTCGGATAAAATGTTACAACCAATCGCGAGTTCTATTCCTTTTGGTAGTCCTGTGAGCTTCCCTTTTAGTTTATTGTAATCACACTCTACACCATTGACTTTAGCACTTTCGTGGCAGAAGGAACATAAACCAGGACTTCCATCTTCTCTTTGTCCAAAAGGACACTTACTAGAAACCCTAATGTCTATATTTAAAGGATATGCTAATTGTAAATCATCTTCAAATTCTATTATTCTTGTTCCGTCCTCTTCTATAGACACTAAGGCGTTTCCATTTTTATATTTATACATAAATTTATTTTTCTATAACAGGAACATTAAAAAATTCTTCTTTTTCCTTATCACTTTCAAACCAAAATTCGTCACCTATTAAAAACAACCAAGAGTTTTTATCAAAAATAGCCTTGTAAAGAGAATCATGCGCATAAGGTACTTCAAAATCATCCCAAAACTCTAACTTACTTTCTCCTAAATTTAAAAACTCTACTTTTTCAGCTAATGAATTTTCTTCAATTATCTTTTTTAACAGTTCGAGACCTTTTTCATAATCCCTGTGTTCGTCAGACCATAGTGTTGCAAAAAACGCAATCTTTTCTTTTGTGTTATTTGTTCTTCTTGGTTTTTGTCTACCAAAATTATAACCTCCGCAATCAATGTGAACTACACCATCTTTATCAGGATAAACTGTATCATAGATTTTAGGTTTACGCTTTTCGTCATTAATAGAAAGACTATGAGCAGAAGAACTATTTGTTTCAAAAACGCTCTTTCTTATAAGTTTCTTCTTGTGTTCTTCATTCGTTACAATTGGAGGGTTGTTAAATAACTCTTCGTCTTCTTCAGAAGCAAAATCATACTCATCTCCTGCTATTCTTAAGTAACAATTCTTGTCAAAAATAATTCTATACAGTTCATCAAAATCTTGTGGCAAGTCAAAATCATTTTTAAAATCAATAGCCACATAATTGAAACCTAAAAACACAACTTTATGTGCTTTACTATTGGCTTTAATAACACTTTCCAATAATTCCATTTTTTCTTCGTCATCATAATAACTCTCACCCCACAGCGAAGCAAAAAACGCAATCTTCTCTTTCGTGTCATTTGTTATTCTTGGTACTTGTCTTATAAAACAATAATCACTACAATCAACAACTACACACCCGTCTTCATCGGGATAAATTGTGTCGTAAACAGCATTACTAATGTCTGTGGCAAATGCTAAACTATGTGCTGACGAACTATTCGTCTCAAACACACCTTTTCTAATTAACTTTTTCATTTCTTATATTTTTATAAATTAAATTCAATTTTAATAAAAATTATCATTGTTAAACAGCCTTCGACAAATACATCTCAGGTTAAAAAAATAATTTTCTGTTTCACCTATACATTCATAATGTGAACTATTCATTTTCGAAATCATTAATAAAATTAAAATCGTTTCCTACTACTTCCATATTATGTTTTGAAATTTCTGAAGAAGTAAGTTGAATAAAATCACCTTCTGTATCATAAAAATCGTATACAATAAAACCGCCAACACCTGAAAAATAACGAACATTATATATTTCTTTATGTGAGGATTTACCGTTTTCATCTACAAAACAACATCTTAGAATACTGTTTTCATAGATTTCCTTTCCGTTTTTGTCATACAAACCTGTGAATTGTCCTATTGACCTTCTATCTACTTCTCTTGTTATTTCAAATCCGTCTTCGGTTTTATAAGATATTGCATTTTCACCTGTCAAATAACCGTAAACCCACTTGTTTTTTTGGAGTCTTTTGTAAACCCTCTAAATTTTATCTCTCTCATTTTTTTTCTTTTTTAAACGCTTCTACAGCTTCTTCTATAGTTCTATATACACAATCTCCGTTTAGAGTATAATACTCCTCTCGGTATTTTAACCAAGCAAGTGTTTCTTTTTTATGTTCTGTCTTGTTATTTTTTAATTCACAACTCTCATAAGAAGAAAATTTCATCAATTTACAATTGAGTATTTCTCTATAAGGTTCTTTTTTATCAAAATCTATATCTATTATATAGAAAAACTTTCCTAAATCTTCTTTTGTAAATTTCATATTTTATAATATTTGAAATTAATTAACTATAACAAAGGTTTTGCTTTTTTTAATAAACCTCTTTGTTCTTCGAGAAATTTTTCTGCCAATAATTCCGTCTTAAAATAGAGTGGTCTGCTAAATGTAATTTCAGTTGTTACATTTAAGCTATTATTAGAAACTTCTATTGTCCACTTAGTTATTCTGTCATCATTCCAATCAGGTTTCCAACCCTCATTGTAATAGTCTCTAAGAATTACAAGTTTTCTAAGTGCTTCAAAACAAAAAACATTTTCCTTTTTAGGGTAATTGTTGTCAAATTCATCACACCCATCGTTTTTTCCAAGCCACTCTAAAGCATCTTTGATTGTAGGGGTGGATGCTTTTTGTTCAAAACCTTGAATAGTATAAGGAGAAGTAGACAACGTTCTTATCTTGTGTTTTCCCCTACAACCCTCAGCTGTATAATAACGAGTATTATGACCAAATAGTACCGTAATAGGATGATGTGATAATTTCATATTCACATCTAATACTTCACCCTTTATATCAGGTTCAAATACTTGGTCATAGACCTTCATTCCTACTCTAAATACTGTTTTCATCTTTATCTTGTTTATAAATTTCTATTAATTTTTCTACTAACACTTCACGTGCTTCTTCATAGGTGGGCAATTCCCATTTAAAATGTTTACCGTCACTTATTGTCATATTATAAAACAGTATTTTGGTACTGTCTTCATGGTTTTCAATAGTAATTCTAAAACCTTTGTCTCTAAACCATTCAAATACTTGTTCGTATGTAGGTATTGAGATACCTTTGTCAGTGCAATTAGCATTATAACTTCCTCTTTTTAAGATATGTTCTGAACCCCATATCTTATTTTCTTCTTTATATCGTTTGCTTTTCAATACATCTGTTGCTGTTTTATTTTGAACAGGTAAATCAAATCCTATTTCTTTGAGTTCTTTGGCTGTTTCAATCGAAACTAACCAAGACGGGTAGTTATTTTCTTTCATTTTTTATAATTTTAATTTTTTACTTAATATACAAATTAGTTAAACAATCTTTTTTAACTTCAACCTCTTTTAAATATTCTTTGTATTCCTTTTGATTTTTCATTCTCTCAAAATCTTTTATATTGAAAGGGGTTGTTATTAAATGATATCCATTTTTACTTTCTGTTATCAGTTTTACTTTATCGCCTTTTGGATATATAGGACAACAATATTGATTTATAATAGATTTTAAAGTTTCTATATGATAAACAGATTCTTTTTTATCAACATCTAAAATCCAATATTTTTCAATTCCTAATTCTTTACTTACAGACGAAGACGCAGTACAACTGTCAAACAGTTTAGATATAGACCTGTCATAAAAATCACTTTCGATGTATTCTGATAATCTTCTAAGCATAGAATGAGTAACTCGTCTAAAACTTTTAGGGTTTAGATTTATCATAGCTCTTGCATTAAGATTATTACATATAGGGATGATTTCTTTTTCTAACTTATGTTCCAAATATTTTATATCTTTTATAACATAAGTTTTTACAACATTGGTGTTTTTATTAATCATTCCTTCATTTTCTTTCTTTCGTTGTATTAGTAACAAATGAAAAAATAAATCATCCCTATTTAAGTCAAAAACTTGTTTTAATCTTGGCTTTATTGTTTCTAAGTTATTTATCATTCTTTTTAGCGTATCTATAATCCCGTAAATCTAAACCTTCGAACATCACATCTCTAACTTCATTCGACCAAAAACTACCAAACATGTCATTTTTTTCATTTTCAATTTCTTTTAAGTCTTCCATATTAGTAACAATAAAATAAACCTTTTTAACACCATTTAGAGTTTTAACAGATGTTTCATAAAGATAAAAATATGGTATAGTTCCTGTTTTAAATCTATAATCTATTTGTATTTCAAACTTTCCACCACTTCTATTTTCAATAGTACTACTTACTGTTTCACCTGTGTCCGTGTTAATAATAATTTCAATTTTACTAAAACCAATACCCTCTACATCTTTTTCTGCATATTTATATCCAACACCTCGTGTTGTATAAGTACCATTTTTAAATTCACCATCGTTTGTAGCTTTCCAAACCTGGTGTAATCGAACTTCAAAATTTCCTTTTATATTAGTGTCTAAAACCAATTTTCTTTTATCTTCTTCTTTAAGTTTGATTTCTTCAAATGGTAATCTTCCACTAAATTCTTTACTTGGAACAAACTTATAATTTTTATCGACATTTTTAAGTTTTTGATAAAAGTTATAAATTAACGGTTCTACATCTACTTTTGGAATATCAGGTGTTGGTATATAACCACCATGATTACCTCCTCCATTATTTCCACCACCATTATTAGGTTTATCAGTTTTACCCGTTTGTGGTTTCTGAGGTTCGTCATTGCTGTCTTTTTGACAAGATGTCAAAGTTAAAAAAGCCAATAGCATCACACCTATAAATAGGCTGAAAAATAACTTGTTGTTTGTCTTTGTTTTCATGATATTATTATATTTATTTTGTTATTATTAATTGTTTACAAATTTTCTTTTTTTATACTGTTCTTTGGCAAGGTCGTAACGATGAGGTCGTAGGTAAGGGTCGTTACAATTCTCTAACCCTTCCCACACTCTGTCTCGTAATTCTTTTGTTACACCTTCTTGTTTTGTGTAATTTACTTTATCCATTACATAACAAGCGGGTTGGTATGTGCTTTCACAAGCACTGTTAATATAAAACAAACCTCTTCGTATATCTTTTGCTTCATTAGACGTACATAAGAAATCACCAATCATCATCTGAGCAGGGGGATAATCTAAGTCTGCAGACTGTTTAATTAATTTCATACCTTCTACAAAATCCTCTTTTACTTTAACACTTCCTAAACCACCTTCACTCATAGCAACTCCCCACATAAACATATATTTAGGGCGTTTTAAGTCGGATAATTGTTTTATGTAATACATAATCTTTTCCCCGTCTTTGTCTTCTTTGTAAAAGTAGTGATAATAAAGTTTCTCACATGCTTCACTTTTACCTTCTCTACAATACTGTTCCATTTTTTTTATTGTTTGTAGATTTGGTTCATCGTTTAGTCCCCCTTGTGGGTAGGCTACAATTCCAACAAGGAATAGTAACCAAGTGTAAATTCTGTTTTTCATTTTATTTCTAATTTAAAAATTCTTACAATTTCTTATATCAAACATAGAAAATTCCTTCTGTCCTTCTTTAAGTCGATTTTGTAAATCGTTTCTACGTTTTTTTTGTCTGTCGTTTTGGTCTTGTGCTGAAAAAATAACTATCATAATCCCAAAACCAATAATAATGTGTAAAATTAATGCCATTTATTCTTATAAAATTTTTATTAATTGTTATTATTAGGTATTATGTTTTCTATATAAAATCCTTTTGCGTTTCTAAAATATGTACATATTTTTTTTATATAGTTGTCTCTTTCAACTGTACCAAGAGCATTAATTCTGTCTATTGGTTCTCCTGTTCTCCAGTGCGTTACATATTTTATTGCACTTTTCATTCTCTCAATCGTCGAGGTTATTGATATTTTGTTTATACCGTCTCCCCAATCTTGGACAAGTGTAACAAGCTGATTCTTTTCTTTGTTCCAATTTTCTTTAAGAATGTTGGGGCGATACATTTGAATTTCTTGGTCACTGGCCAGTCGTACTTGTTCTGTGGAGCTCATTCCAAAATCATCTGTTCTGAGTTCTCCAAAGTTTTTAGAAATCTGTACAACAATACCAATTTCTGGTTTTTCGTTGTTCTCACGAATAACAACATCACCAAGTTTAATTCCGTTTTCTGTTTCCTCCAATTCAATTGGATAAACGTTCATACAATATTCTAGATAATTAGATAAGTTCATTTTATTAATGTTTTTAATTTATAATTTATTTTTATAATTTATTTTCTACAAGCTCCTTAACTTCTCTTTGTTTGTTAAAAGGTAAAGAGGATAAAGGTGCGGCTATTTCGTTTACTTCAAGGTCTTTAATAGCTTCTTTTAGTTCTTTGTATATTTTAGGTTGTCTGTTACGAGACATTAAGACCTCTCCGTTTTCTAATACTATAACATATTTTTCGTTTTTCATAATTATAAAATTAATAATGTTCTACAACCACATTTCTGTCAATTAGATTTTCAATAATTAAATTTTGTACGGTTTTACCTAAAAACTTAATTCTTACAAAATCATACTTTTTATAAAAGTCTTTATCGAAAGTTACTTCATTTAACATTTCAATATTAAACACTTCTACATTACCGTTTTCATCCTCAAAAAGTCCTTTTTTAGGAGAATAAAAGACGTACAAATCTAAAACTTTAGGTTTCTTATACTCTGAAATTATCTCTTTAAGTTCTCCTATATCAATTTTATTACTTTCTTTTCTTTTTTCTAAATAAAAGTTTGAGAATGTTTTAAAATCGTTATCATAATCAATAAAGAAAAAGCAATCATCATTGAAAAATCCTTCATTCCACATCACATCTTCTAATTCTTGTAATATAGAAACTGTTTCTTTTACGTTTTTTGTTTTCATTTTATTCGATTTTTAATATTTATTTTTTTAACTTTTAGATTTAGCTTTACACTGTGCTTCCGACTGAAAACTAAATCGCTTTAATCTTTGTATCTGTTTTCTCTTTAACTTGTTTGAGTAGTATTCTAAATTTACTTTAAATACATTTTCACTCGTTTTAAAATCAATATTAAAAAGAGTCAGTTTACACACTCTGTCAAACTTTCCTAACTTTGTTTTATAACCAAGTCCTAATTTAACAAGTTCTTTCGCTATTTCTCGTCTTTCCTTTTGTTGCTCTGTCTTGTCAGTTGTGTTATGTTGTAATAAAAGGTCTTCACCTATAATTCCAACCCTTACACCTTTTTCTTTTATTTTATCTACTTCGTTAAGGTAGTTTGCTATTTTTTCAGAGACAGAAAAACGATAATTTTTTACTTTATCTGTGTTTTTCATTTGTTATTACTCTAATAATTCTACGGTTGTGCATTGAAAATATACCTCTTCGTTTGCTGTTTGATTGTAATCACTTATTAATAAAATTTCTACAAATTCTCTTATGTTTTCTACAGGTGAAATATCCCATGCTTCTATTGTTTCTGAAACAACAGGTACTAAGAGGTCTATAGCCCGTTGCATTGGAGTTTGCTCGTTTAATGTAGCAATCACTTCAAAGTCTCCAAATAACTGTGTTAATTTTGCTTGTACTACAATTGTTCTCATTTTCTTAATATTTTTTAAAGATTAAACTTAATTTTCTCCGTCGATATTTTTTACAATTAAATCATTCCTACCTGCTTTCTTGCAAATCTCAACAAGTCTTTCGTTTAAGGTGTAGTCAATATCTACATTACCCGCCACATAGTCGCAAATCTCATCTTCAAACCCTTTTTTGTTAATACCCTCTTTTTCGTTGTAGAATGTAAGAATGTATTCAAAAAGATATTGTAACACTTCTAAATAGTTTTCGCTACCTTTCTTGTTATAAAACATTCTGTAATATTTAGGGTCAGTAATGTTTGTTTCACCCACATACCACAAGTTTTTATTATACCCCTCATAATACCAACTTAGCACTCCATTTTCAGAATTTACCCACGCTAAATATTTTTTAGGGTCTTCACTTTCGATAAAGTCAAAACGTTTTTCGAGAGTTTCTTTTTGCATTTCAATAAATACTTCTATATCATTTGTATAATCTGTTCTATCCCAATCTATATTAATAATTGATATACTTTCGTCTTTTAGGATAGTCTTTAAAAATCTCTCAATTGTTACCGTCTCTTTATCAATCACTTTGGATTGATATTTGTATGTATCAAAATTGAAATCATCATAATAAATATTGTCGTCTTCTTTATCCAAATAATCTCTTAACTCTCCCCTATAAAACTCAATTGTATCGTTTTCCTTACTTTCACTATCCAAACAACTATACTCTACGAAAGTTTTACCGAAAGGCAATAAGGTTCTTATTCTAATTAAATTTTGTGTTTCCATTTTTTCCAATGTTTTTAATGTTATTAATTCTGTTATAGTTTGTGTTTATTTGTCTTATATTACATACCCCTCTTCATCGAAAAGTAGATTGTTTTCTTCAGCGTATTTTAGTCTTTGATAGTCATCACCGAAATATACTTCTTCTTTACCCATTTCTTCTAAAAAACTGTCGTTTAACAAATCTACACAACGATTTATATATTCGTAAATATTGGATAACTCATTTAAAACGTTTTTATATTTAACATTTAGATAACGATAAGGGTTTTCCAAATAAACTCCGTATCTATTACCCTCAACATCCATACTATTCTCTAAAACTCCCTCTTTGATTAGTGCCACAACTCTCCTATCGGCTTTGAAATTCGTAATCTCTTCTGGAATGTTATCTACCCATTTGTTAAGGGCAGTTTTGCAATTTTTTAGGAAATCTATAATATCTAAATATTCAGCACTAAAACGTACATAGCCGTTATAATCTGTATCGTATTGAAATTTACTTACTCCGTAAATACCTAAATTAAATAAGTCATTTCTGTATTCCTCTTCAGTATCGGCAACTTTCTTTTCTGTAAGTGCTTCAAAAAATTCGTCGTTTTTGTGGAGTACTTCAAAAATATTATTTATATCTCCAAACTCTTTAATTGTTAATTCTTTTTTCATCTTATTCGATTTTTTTAATATTGTTATTTATTTCTTTTTTTACACTGCAAAGGTACGATGTTTTTTCATTCCTTGCAAATTTTTTCACAATTATTTTTACAATTTTTGCAATCTTTTTTCTAACTCGTTCTTATTGTGTCTGTTAGGTAGCATTAAAATTTCTTTAAGTTTTTCATCTCTATCAAAAACAAGTTCATAAATATACCCGTTTAACTCCTGTTTTACTTCTTCTAACATTTCATTACTTACCTCTTTATTTGTAGTAATTCCGTAAGAAGTGTAACGAAAAGTATTTGCAAAACGTTTTCTTATATTTTCACTAACTTGTTTTATAAATAATCGTGCTTTAACCCTGTCTTTTAACTTTTTACGAAATTTGTCAAAATCTAACACTATACCATCCTTTAATTTTAATTTCGGATAATAAAAACCGTTATTACTTATAACTTCGATATACCGAGCATCTTCGTATTCTCTCAATGTTATTCGTTCATTGTTTTTATCGTACAAAAATACAGTGTTATAAAAATTTAAAAGTTGATCCAAAAGTTCTTTAGAAAGTCCGTTTTTTGTTATTTTCATTTATCACCTCCTTTCTCTTTTAGATATTTTCCAAATTCTTTTATTATTCTGTTAATATCACAGTTTTCACAATGTAGGTGAGATTCTAAAAACTTTTTTATTTTGACAAAATAATAACCTGTAAAAGTACCTTTCTCAGTAACTTTATGCCACTGTTTTGGTATTAGGTATTCCAACCGTTGAGATTCCGTAGCATCAGACGGAAGACGGTCGTTTGTTTTAACCTTTTTTAGCCTGTTTTGGGCGTTTTTAGCACTGTTTTTGTGTTTTTGGTACTCTTGTATCTCTTTATAAAAATTCGTGCGTTTTTCAGTGTTTAAATTGATATTTTGCATAATATAAAACTATTAAATTAACAACGTATACCCTTTTCTCTAAGTATTTGTTTTGTTTCAGTGTATAAGTTTCTGTTTCCAAACACTTTAAAATTGTTTTTATAACACAATTTTAAAATTAAATGTTTTTTAATATCTAATAAATTTTCTAATATATTAGTTTTAGGAACGCTTCCAACTTGTCCATGTGTTAATTGTTTTAACTCTTCATGCTGTTTTAGTTCGTCGGTTGTTACAATTTTTAACCATACACCTACCTCATTAAACAAGTTAGCTACTTTTTTGCTTTTGGAGAGTACGTAAAAATTTGGTGTTTCATCATCGTACATTTCTTGTATAAGTTTTATAACTTCTACAATTTCGTCACTATTCGCAAAATAGCCTTCTTTTTCATATTCTGCAATTTTGTAGTATAATGCATTTTGAAATCTCTTTACAGGGTATTCCTTTAGCATTCTGTGTATAAACTCTTTTGTATATTTATTTGTTTTCATTTTTTATAAATATTTTAAATTGTTGTTTAGTAAAGAGCCCCGCCCTTTTATAGTTTGGGGCTCTAACTACTTTTATTGTTTTTCTTGTATCCAACCTAAGAAAGTGAATAAAGGTATAAAATGTTTGTCAATAAACGAATACCCACAACCTGCGATGTTTAGGAAGTAATAGCCTTTATATTCTACTACTCCGATTCCAAAGTGTGCTAATACATCTATATTGCAATATTCAGAGTTTAAATAGTAATCCTCACCAGTTCTGGAAATTCTATACAGTGATGTCATGACCTCTATGTGCTCTCTTGCCCACTCCTCTTGTAATCGTTCTATCTCTTCATCTTTTTCATCTTCATTTATATTACTTTCCAATATTGATTCAAAAAATTCATAAGACGGCATTTGTATTTCCATCTCTTCACAATAATTCTCTGGAAGCAAGTCGTAAGGCAAAATATTAAATTCTCTGTTAAGTAATTCAGTTGCAATACTGTTTCCATCTTTATAGGTTACCTCAAACGGTTTAAACTCTTTTTTATCAGAATCTCCGAATTTGTTTGTAAAAACTTGTGCTTGTTGTAATAAGTTATTAGTTTCCATGATAATATTCTTTTTTTTATTAGTTATTTAAAATTGTTTTTAAAATCTTGTTGTTCCAATTCACTTCAAAGCGTGCTACACACAGCGCTTTTATGTATTGGTACACCCCTCCCGCTATTAACATAGAGGGGTAAAACTCTTTACCTGTAGTTAAGTATGCAGATACTCCCGCAATTACTAATACACTACCTAAGTACGCAAAAAACTTAATTTTTGCAAGTCCGTTGTTTTTGTCTTTTGTTCTCATTTTTAATTAATATTTGTTTTATTCATTTTCTAATTTTTCAATTTCTTCGAGGCTCTCAGGGCAATACGCTTCAGCAAGCTCTTTAATGTACTCCTTGTCCTCATTGTTCATTTCTTCGTATTGATCTAACAAATCATCAAATGTACCTTCTATACCGCCATAAGGTGTGAAGTAATAGGAAAACAGCTCACCATTCACCTCGATACATGCTTGGTAATCATCGTTTGTTAAAAACACATCACCACTGTAAGGATTAAATGCTATTTTTACTCCTGAAGCGTCAAAGTCTTCAGGATATCCGTTAGATATAGCGTTTAATAATTTTGCAGCTAATGAAAGCTCACGTGCGCCAAATTTTTCTAAGTCTGTAATTAACATATCATTTTATTTTTATGCTCTTATCGAGCGGTTAAACATTCACTTTTATTTTACACTGCAAAGATACAACTAATTTTTTTACCTTGCAAATTTTTTCACAATTATTTTTATAAAATTTTCAATATTTTTATTTAACTAATTCTTTACTAACAAGTTAGGTAATTAATATTTTTACCTTAATTTTAAAAGTGGTGTAAAAGTGTCATATCTCATTCTTTTACACGACAAAGATACGACGACATTTTTAAACACGCAAGTGAAATGACAATTTTAACACAAACTTTAACATTCTAAAAAGGTTAAAACGCACAATTACAGACAATTAGGTATATCGTTTTAACAAATATTAAGATACGATAAAAAATAAAATTCGTCGTCGGTGCAGTTGCTCACCCAAGCCTTCGACAAACAACAAATCTAAAAGAAGTCAATAATAACTATAATAGTTACAACGGACACAACAACTAAAAACAAGAAACATATACATATTACACAAACACAACAAAAACACTATACTATAACACATATACAACTACACCCAACCTTATACACCCAATCACAATATATTAACTATACTATACAAACACACAACAATCATATACAACCATAACAATTACACAACTTAACACCTATAACAAAGACCCCAATTCATAATATACTGTTGAGCACTCCTCAGTTAAATAGACTAATTACATATAACTAATATATTACTTACAACCTTGCCCCGATGAGACCCCCTCTCCTAACGCTCTCACCACCAACCACTTACAAACACAATAATATAAACACAAAGAGAGTACAACAATAAAATTATTTTATAAAACAGCAATTTATTAGGATATTTTTCTACGAAGGCAAAAAAAATACCGTGTAGATAATTTTATTTTTACTTAAAAAGGAAGTTTGTTAGAATATTTTTCTTTTAGGGGGAGAAAAAAGGTAAAATAAAAAAGCAGTGCCAAAAAAAGACACTGCTAAAATAAAACACATAAATTAAAGTATAACGTAATTACTTTTTACGATAAAAGAAAGCTACATACAATATTATTAGTATTAAGAATATTGCAACCACTGCAAACACCCCAGCAAGTTCGTTGTAAGTACCTGCAAACAAAAGCGCTCCAAATGCACACGCAACAACTGTAATAACAATCTTTGTTAATAGATTCATTTTCATTTTCATAATAGAAACAAATTAATTTAACTCCCGCAAGCAAGGAAATTCATAACTGCATATAAAAGACTTGCAAGGTGTAACACCTCTTTTATACAGCACAAAGATACAACTAATTTTTATAACTGCCAAATATTTTACAAGAAAAATTACAACTTTTTAATTTGCGATTATTGGAAAAAAAATATAATGCATCTCAATAAAACAAAAGTAGTTAATAAAACATTCATTTGTCAAACCTTCACAACGTTACACCCCTGCACCCTATTACACTAGCGCACCCTAATAACTCACAAGTATCAGCAAGTAAAAATAAATATAAAACCTCCTGTACATTAAAGCCTTCCAAACAAATAAAAATTAAATACTTATTTATTTTAGTAGGGGGTGCGGGCGAAAATTATTAAGAGGGGTGGGGTGAGGAATAGGGTGGGTCGTCACGCGTGATACTTGGTTTCAATTAGCGCACAATGCACGATACTTAGTTCAAATTGACACAAGTAATACTTAGTTAAAACACACCACATATGAGACTTAAATGTGTGATTTAGATCAAATTAGTGAGCGATGCTTGATTTGAATTGTTTATATACTCAGGTGTTTAGCTTGAATCGTACTTGTTTCTATTTTCAATAGTGTAAAATATGTAATGGGTTTTGAGTAAGAGGTACTATATTTGACTTGAATCTATATACGATATAAAAAGGGTAGGTTAAAAACATATAAGTGATATTTGGATTAGTGTGTTAGTTTCTATTATTGTTTATATAAGAATATAAGGAAATGTGTAGTGTGATGTAAGAGATATGTGTTGTTATAATGTAATTGTTTACGAAGGGGAAGGTGGGCAATTGCACCGACGGCAATTTTTATTTTAATAACGCAGGGTGAAAACAACAGTGTTACACAACGTAAGTCTTGTCGGTGTAGGGAGGGGTGTAGAACAAAATGTAAATAAGGGTGGGTATAAAAAAGAAAAAGGACATATCTTACGGGATATGCCTTTCTCCTATCGAATAAAGAAATAAAATGTAATAACAAATTTCTAACTGTAAAAATTGTAAAAAATCATAGTAAAAAATAAGAAACTCACTCTATTTATGAAAGATGTATAAAATGTATAACAAAATATAATAGTAAATAAATGGAAATAAACATATAGAGTGAGTTTCTTATTTTAGGAAATGTATAATTAAAAAAGTATTAATGCTCATTATCTTCCTCAATCAATTGTTCGGAACAGCACCTATGGCGATTTTGATTTGTGACACCTGATTGTGATGACACTGTAACCCAACCTTGTTGACTTGTCTACTGTCAGGAAGAGGAGAAGGAACAAGCCCTCTCCCTTCGCAAACAGTGATAAAAATATAATTATTTCTAAAATATGAAAAGATTCAAAATTATCCCTCTTACCTGTAAAATGAAAAACAAAATATATTTACAAAGTACAAATCAATATCATCTTTAAAACCTACAAGAAAAAATTACAATCCACAGCTGTTCCTAATAAAAGGGATTGCTTCTAGGTAAGAGGGATTTGAAGGCTGTGTAGGACTTGAACCTACATCTGAAATGTTTTTACACGTTAAACTAACAGCCTAAAAAAACAATATAAATATTTAAAACAACTTTTAATAGACATACAGCTCGGATTCGAACCGATTCCTCTTTACACTGTTAAGTAAAAGCAATGCCAACCTATACACCTCTGTATGTTTTGTCCTATATTATATAATGTTACCACACATCTCCTTAACTGTCGTAGAGTTTCACAAAACTACAAACCAATCATTTTTCAGATTGTGTATTTTATGATAGTAAAAATTAAATATAGAACAAGTAAGACATTTTCAGTCTTATTTTTTTGACAGTTAGTGAGGAATCGAACCTCAACCTACTTCGTTTTTAGAAGTTGCTCTAACCATTAAGCTACCAACCAACCTTTGAATTAAAATTACAAATGAGAATTGCTAAGTTATTTGTATAGGAGGCAAGACTCGAACTTGCGACTTCCTGAATCCAAATCAGGTAGGGTAACCATCTCCCTCACTCCTATATTTTATCTCACCCTATCTCCCGACAGAGTGAGATTTGTCCATAGGGACAAAACTTCAAAAGAAATAATTTTACCTTGAACAAACACAACTGAAATCAGCGGTGCAATAGATATATTTCACAATAATAGGTTTAGTACGAATGTGCAAAATATAACATTAATGTTTTCCTTTGAAATTTGTATAAAACTTATCTAATTATGATTTTTCAACTATCTCATTTACTTTTACACTGCAAAGATACAACATTATTTTAAATTCTCCAAATTTTTTTGCAACTTTTTTATAAAAAACTTTTCAATAAATCATAATAACTTGATTTCAAGTGTATTACGGAAGTTGAAATTGTAATTCTTTTTTGTTTTTTCTCTCATTTTGTATAAGATTAATGAGTGTAAAGTTCAAATCATAATATTGTCTATTCATAGAAATTTTACCTTTTAGTTCATTCCATATTATTTCTCTGAGAGGTAACTCTTCAGAAGAAACGTTAGGATTGGACTTAACTACTTCTACTAATTTTTCATAACACTTCTTGTAAATGTTACTCATTACCTCTGAGGAAATTCGTTTTTGAGAATGAGACTTTTTAATATTGTCTTTATCATCACCTTTTACAACTTTTGAAATGAGAGTAGAGAGTGCCGTCCTTTTAGAAACAACCTCAGCTTCTCTTTTCAAAGGTGATATTTGTCTAAAACGTGAAAAAAAGAACAATTGATTAAAATCGCTATCTGCTGAAATACAAGTTACTCGGTCAAATCTTTTATCTTTGGCATATTCTGCAATAATATCGTCCGCTTCCATTTTATCGAAACATAAAAAATAGTCTTTATTTTTAAGTTCATCTTTTAAAGCAAACATTTGTCTTGCGAAAGTTTCGTCACCCGAAGTTTTACGATTTTCTTTGTAACCATTGTATAATCTTTTTCTCCAATATGTAGCTCTTTTACTATCACAAACAACTTTAACATTAGACGTTCCAAGTTTAGACGACCATCCTTTCATGTAATCTTCTAATCCTTCAATATTTAACCTCTTTGCTTTGTATAATGTGAATGCAATGTTGTTTAAATCAAAAAGAATTATAGAACGAGGGTCGTATGAAACAGCTACATCTTTACCTTGTAACATCATACATTGTGTTTTGATAAGAGTTTTGGTTTCAGAATTAAAATTAGACCAACTATCTATGTTTTTAACAAGCCAAACCCTGTATTGTTCAGGAGTTTCTGACAATCGTTTTCCTTTATGAATACCAAAAGTGAGTTTATAATCTTTGATATCTTCTTTTTTAAGTTGTATAACTTTTTCAAGTTCTTCCATTGTCATTTCAGCACCCATCGGAACACCTGTGAGTAAGTGAGTGTTATTGAAAACACCCCATCCGTAATGTTCTTTATTGAGAACTCTAAGTTCCTCAATTCTACCAAACCGCTTTACATTGTTACAAAAATCTATAATAAGACATTCTTTAAGATTTGGATATAAAGGATTACGAACACCCCTTCCAAATATTTGATAAAGAAGCGCGAGAGAGTTAGTAGGTCTTGCCATAATAACTGTTTGCAAGTCAGGTTTGTCAAAACCGCAATTACCCATTATTGTAACTTTACCTTTGTATCGCGTAATTATTGTACTTTTAGGCATTGTCACACACCAAACTTCTTCATTTTCAACTTTTTCCAAAATAGGGTTGCAAGTTGCGGTACAATAGGTTGTTCTATCTTCAAACGACACCCTATATTGTCTCTTAAAACGAGCTTCTCTTGGTTCAATTGTTGTTACTTTAACCCACACACCATTTGTAACACCAATTTCCTGAATCAAGTCTGCTAATTTTTTATTACCCGTCACAAAACTATTTTTAAACTTTGTATCACGATTGTCTCCGTGATAACCATTAGCTTTATACAAACCTTCAAATAATGCCAAGAACTGCTCTTTGTTTAAATTTCGTAAAAAAGGAGAACCATCTTTTTCCATATAGGGTTTCAGTCTGTAAAATCCGTTTTTTTGTTGTAAATGACCACCTGTACCTTTGTTGAGATTGTAGACTCTATAACTGTGAGCATAGCAATCCCTACCTATTATTTTTGTTTTTATCTTATCACCTTCGAAAATCCTATCGTTAGAGTTGTATTCTATATTGAGTTGTTTAAGAAGACCCTCAAACCAAGCAATCAAACGAGGGTATTTTAAACTTTGAACTAACGAATAAATTTCTCCACCTCTTTTAGGTGTTTTATTTATAGAACCATCACCTATAAAAAACCCAATGAAAAGACACTCTTCTACTGAAAGTTCGTGTGGGTCTTTAAATCTCAAATTAACTTTAAAATTGTAAATATTTTCCGCAACTCCTCTCGCTTCATCTTGAGGTATACCTTTTTTACGATAATTGTAAGTATTTTGAGCAAGAAAACGTGCTTTAGAACAATTCACCTGTTTTTCTTGAGGTATACTTACATTCGTGACTTCTTTATGACCTGAAACAGGAAAATGGAAAGGTTTATTTACAATAGAACTAGAAATAACAGTTTCTACTTTCCACCTATTGTTAACCTTCAACATTTCGTGGTCATCTGTAACCCTAAAAGCTGCTCGCTTACTATTCAAAGTAACCATATTTCCAGAGTGCTTTTTTTTAAAAACACGGAGAGGTTTATCGTAATCTATTTTTCCACTCACCTTGTCGAATTGTGCCACTAAGTCTGTTTTTTCTATCGAATAAAAATCCTTCCATCCATTATTAGTTAGGATTTCTGTATCTTTGGATAGACAAGTTAATACGCTTTGATTAGTAACAATCTTTATCTTATTGTTTTTAAAGTCTTCTACTATTTGATCACGCTCTTTTTTACCCATTGTAGCATAAACACAAGCAGCCTGAGAACCTAATCTTTCAGCAAGAATTTTAGCATTTTCAACACTATCCATAAACACCATTGCGTTTTTACCCTGTTCCAAAAGTTTCTTACAACGTTTATAAACATTCTCATTAACACCCTGTTCTAAAATAGCCTTTTGAACGGATTGTTCTGTGTATTCAGCACCTGTGGAATTAAGTTTTAAAGAATTAGAATTAAAATCCCAAAGCTCATAATTAAGTTTAGCCCAAAAGTTGTTTTTAACTAACTCTTGTATTTGAGTAACATGAATTATTTTATCAAAAACTCTAGGTTTACTACTTGTGAGCATATTTAACTGGGTCCAGTTATTAAACCCTTCTCCATAAGTTTTCAATCTGAAAGGAGTGGCGGTAAAACCTATTATATGAGTGGGTTTTAAGTCATCAACAAAATCTCGAAACATAGACCCTTTTTCAGGAGGATAAGAAGCGTGACATTCATCAACTAATAACACCTTCACACCACGTTTACGAAATTCACTTCCAAGATTTTTTACAGAACCAATTGTAGCAAAAGTAACATGTCCTATTTCTTTCTGACCAGCAGAAGCTGAATATACAGAAGCAGAATTACCATAAGACTCGTATTTTTCAAGGTTCTGTTTCAACAATTCTATGGAAGGCTGTAATACAATTACAGAGCCGTTACATTGGTCTGCAACAGCACCTATCAGAATAGATTTACCGTAACCTGTAGGCGCAACGACCACACCAGGACCAGGATTCTTTTCTGACAAGAATTTCAAACACGCGTCAAGAGCTTGCTTTTGATTTTCCCTTAATGTATATTTCATTTTTTCTTATATTCTTTCTATTTCGGGGACAAAATTACAAAAAATTTTTTAAATGCACAAAAAAAAGACTTCTTAAAAAAGAAGCCTTTTCAAAAATATAATAAATATTAATAAAAATGAATGAATCCTTTATCTCAACTGAACCCCTCAGACATTAAAGTGTTACTATACTGTTTACTGTACATAGATTTAACTGTTCGATAATACAATTTGTATTTTTTACCCGCTGCAACATTTTGAAACACCGCTCTTTTTATAGGTTTAATAATTGCCCTATCCATTGTCCAAGCTAATGTGTTCAGTCCTGTTTTAAAAATATCTGTGAAAAGACTAATGTTATAAAAATAACCATTAGTTTCTGTCATAAATTTTGTATACTTAAATGTGTCAAAGTTAGTTAGTCTTACTTTTTTAGGAGTAACCCACACTGCAAGATAACCCAACTTATCTAAAACAACACCTCCATCTCTATTTATAAGTTCATCAACAATAACTTCAAATATTTTATTGACAATTACTCTCTTTTCTCTGCGAAATGGTCTGTTTTTTCGAGTTCTATACTTTACCTCTAAAAACTCATAGAAAGGAGCTGAACAAAGATTTGCGCTATACTCTAACTTACGAACTTTTGTAGCTCTCCCTCCTTTAACATTTGATTTTTTATAAATGTCGTAGAGTTCATCATTTATCTCTGCCTTAAATTGTTTTTCTTCATCAGTATATTTCTCATAAGTTTTTCTTGTAAAGGACTTGCTTGCTTTTATTTTACCAACTGTAAACCTCTTCATTTTGCTGAATTTGTTTTTATTTGTTATTGTTGAGTTTGTGTTTTTTGATGTTCGTCCATATTTGGATTTTCATCAATCTGTACTGCTTTATAAAAAGAGGCTACTTCTTTTAGTGTTTCTTGTACCACAATTTCTAACAACTTGTCAGGACAGTTAAACTCATAATCCCAACCTTCCTTACATCCGTCACAATCTTTATCCTTACAACCACTTGCTTCATCAACCTCATCAAGAGAAACGGGTAGAAGCACTATATTAACAAGTTCTACTTCACTATCAGGAAGGTACAAATAACCATCATGAATATAATAGTTTGCAGGTTTAATAAGAGACGCAAACTGTCGGTTCTTCTGTAAAGCATATTTTTGAGTGGTTGTAGGAGTGAACTCAATCTCACCACCAACTGAAGTAATACTTACTATTGAAGCACCAAATCTAGTGAAAACGGTTTCAGGTAATTTCTTAACAGATCTCATTAGATTGTTACAACGTCTAAACTCAACAATGTTACATTTTACAATGTCATCACGTTTCAATTGAAAACACTTAATTGTCTTATAAAGATTTTCTTCTCGATACAACGACCTATCATGAAGTTTTTGAGCAATATAAAACTTAGCCTTATCTTTTGCTGTTCTTAAAATAAAACGTCGTGAAATATGTTGGTCTTTATTGAGAGTTCGTAAGTTGTTTACAACTCTACTAACTAATTCCTTATTTGTCATCTTATGTATTATTTATAATACAAAGATACAACATTTTACTATAAAAAACCAAGAAAGTAAGTTAAAATTACTCTTTGTCAATAAGAATAAAAGCGTATATCATACAAAGAAAACTTAATAATATAAAAAATGAAAAAAGACTAATTATTAAAACAAGCATTTCCTTTTTGTCATTATGTATATAAATGTTAAAATTGTATAACACTGTAACAATTAAAGTCAATGTAAACATTAAAACAGAACAAAGAGTAAAAGACTTTAAAACGTATTTTTCTCTTCTTGTCATTTCAGTTTTCTTAGGCATTGTCTGTATTACTACTTGCAAAACGTTCTTTACTTGCGGTAGACACAGATTGGAAAACCCCTTGCCACATTTTCATATAAAAATCATAAGCAGTTTTTATAGAATCAGATAGTTCTACTATTTTTTGTATTTCTTTTTTAACTGCTAAATAACGAGAATCAATCTCTACAAGTTTATCAGCCTGAGCAACAGATGTAGCTTTACCATTCTCATCTTTACGTGTTTCTGTAATATCTTTTAAAACAGTAGTGCGAAGCTGTTTTTTTAGATAGTCTTCTAAATAAGTAGCTTGTGTAGCAAACTCATCTTTACAGGTCATTAGAAATTCAAGACGTGCTGTCATTTCTTTTTTTATCGCATCATACTGAACAAGGTCTCCAATATCTGTAATTTTAGCATATCTTGATACAAGATACTCTAATTCTTTAAGTACCTGATGTACCTGTGCTACCTTCTCTTCTGTAATTGAAATTTGTATATCACCTACAATTAAATTACCAACTTTTTCTCGAAGCTCTGTTAGTTTTCTTAATTTCTGAGCTTCACCTTTAGCTTCTGCTTTCCCTTCAGCTTGCGTAATTAACGCTTTAAGCCATTTTACATTTTCTTCTGTGAATGTTACCATTTCTTATTTTGTTTTATTTGTTCTTTATCAGTTGTTTTTACATACCCATTTTTTCGGGTATGCAAACTAACAATTGTTTCATAACACTTTGCAAAATTACAAACTTTCCAAATATTATGCAAGAAAAAGATCGGAATTATTTTATTATTTTCCGATCTTTTTGTAGCAAAAACTTTATTAACTTGCAACAAAATCTTGGTCGAACAAAGATAATTGTCGCTTACTTATTTCCATTTCATTTATCAACTTTCTTGCTGCAGCGCAATAGTAATTGAAATTGATAGGATATTCACTTATGTGTTTATTGGGATTGTAAGTGTTAAGTAATTCCACACCGCAATCTTTATGGAGATGATTTGGCTTCATAACACCTCTCTCGTACTTAATTAAGTACCTGCCTGTTTCAGAAAAAAAGTAACGATTAATATTCTGCACTTCTTCATTACCCCATTTTACAAACCAAGATTTGGCTACCTTCTTAGACAAGCAATAGTCAAAAATAGATAATCCGTATTTTTCAGGATTTCGGATAAATTCTGCAATGTCTATTCCTTTCAAAAAGTACGCTTCCAGAGCCTTCGGTATTACTTGCATATTGCTACTATCTCCAAGTGGAATATCATCTCCGTAACGGAATACAGCACCTTTTCTCTTCACCTTACTCAAACCTGTTTTATGTGATATTAAATTACAATCATCATCCAACATAAATTTTTCTTCTATAAGTGAGATGTAGGAGTTTGTGTTTGAAAATATCATCTTTTTGTTTATTGTAAATTCCCAAGTTACTTTAAACTCTTTCTCAATAGATTTTGCTATTCTATAATACTCAGGCAACAAATCTCTTCGTATCTTACAAGTTGTACCATCTGTATTAGTAAAGAACACAGAACAACCTTCAAGTTCTGCAAGCTCTTCAATGAAACGAAGTTGTATAAGCTGACCTGTCACACGCAAAGCTAAAATCTCTTCAGGTGAGTAAAGCCAAGATGTAGGACAATCAGCGAGACCTGAAAAAGCATTCAAAACCAGTTTAAAAAACATGTCTTTCTTTATAATACCTACGTGTTTAGCTTCTAATCGGTCTTCTCTAATTTTAAAATATTTATCTAAAACAATTTTAAGATCTCCACGTAAGAAACCATATTCAATGAACAATGTTGGGTACAATGCTTACCCTCTTTTATCTTTCAATAAAAGCCCGACTATCCCTTTTTAATCTTCTCCCATTTAAAGCCATAAATAGAAGGTTTTTCACCACTACAAACAGCATAAATGTTGTGACGTTTGTAAGAAGGATTTTCTTTAATTATATCTGAAATAGTATCCCATTCTCTAATTAAAGAATTATCAACCCTACTTCATTGTAAAAACTTAAATTTTGATTTTATAACTCTCAACTTGTCTCTCATTTGTTCTTTTTTCTGAGGATTTTCAGACCAGAACTTTTTAGAAGATTCTGAAGTTTTAAGACGCTCCTCTTTTTTCAGGTATCTTTTGTGTAATGATTCGGAAAACTTTAAAGACGTTAAAGCATGAACCTTCATACCATCTTTTTCGTCTCTTCTCAGATTATAACCGAACTCACCATCACAGGTTTTAAAATAATCCATCCAAAAAACCTCTCTTTCCAACATCAACTTTTTATTCACCGTTTCAAATGTTTCCAAGATTTCATATTCAAAATTGTTATCTCCGTACCTATGATAATCTTCAATCAAAAATCTGTTTGCAGATTTCAAATCTTTTAATTTTAATCGAGAACGTGTTGAAACAATTCGTTTATACACATTTACAGTTTGACCTACATACCTCTTGTTATTAACTTTATTAATTATACAATAAATAGCTATCAAACATTTATGTTTACTATTCAAAATCATAGTTTCTTTGTTTTTTTGCAAAAATACAAAAAAATATCAAATACAACAAACTGAAGATTAAATTTCCATTATAGTCTGTGAACCTTCCTCCCGAAGGAGGCTTGGCTGCGGATTGTCCAATCCTTATCTTTTTTACCATACACAAGTGATTAGTTTGTCCCCTCTTTCATCTCTGTCAAGGTTGGTAGATAAGGCTCTAAGGAAGTCCCCGTCAATTTCGGAAATTTTAATTGCCCCATTGTGTTAAGGCAATGTCTGCATCCACAATCACATAATCTTCATCGCTCTCCCATATTTGGTTATCATTTACAGAATGGATACCTCCTACAGAAGGCACTATTCTGAAACTTGTAGATTTGTGAATGAAAGGAATGCCGTTATCTTTTTCTTTTTTCTTCTTGTCCTCTTTTTTCTCTAAAGGATTTACAATCTTATTACAAAAATCGTCATATATCTTCTTGAAAAAAGGAGTTTTGAAATTAACTTTCGGAATGTAATCTCCAACTCTAAAAGAAGTAGGTGTGTATCTTCTATTATAAACCTCCTTCTTATACTGCCAATATGGTTTTCCACAATTTTCATTGTAGGTTTTCCTGCAATAGTCTTCTAACAGATACTCCGAAGCAATCTTCGGAGCGTCCATACTCCAACAAGCTATCTTGTACTCTTTGAGAAGATATTGTCGCAATTCTACATCTCCGCGCATTTTTTGGTATAATAAGGATAAAACACCTAAATCGTTTCGCATATTATATCGTATAAGACGTTCTATTTCCTCATCATTTTGAAATACATGGTCAGGTGAGAAAGGTAACTCCTGAATTTCATCATAGTTCATCTGTACGGCAAGAGATTTCAAACTAATATGTTTACTTATTCTCAACCCTCTCGACCAATAGCAAAATAAATCTATCGAAGTCCAAGCTGTTTTGAACCACTTGTATTCTTTGTAACTTTCATAATCCTCCCTTACTATCTTATCGGACATTTGTTTTATCCAAAATGTCAAGTTGGAGACGGAGGTGGAAGCAAATTCTTCATAATATTGTTTCATAAAGTATTTTAAAACCACCTCGTCATAATGAAGTCCGTTGAAAGTTACCAAAAAACCATTGTAATTTGTGAGCCACTCATAAAGTTCTTTTCGTTGGTCTTTTCTCGGTGATATTTCAAATGTATAATCTTTTTTCGTTCTATAATCTCTACAACCTACAAAAAATAAGTTTCGATACACCTCAATATCAAGAACATAAAAATCTTTTGGTTTCTTCTCTGCCATAATTAATTAACGCCTCCATCACGTATCATTTCAGAAAGAATAATTTTAAGTTCTTCTAAGTGACCTTTACGTTCAAGTTTAGATAATTTACTTTCACCTTTCTTAGCTTCTTTTATACCATTCACGCTAATTCCGTATTTATAATACAAGTCTTTATAGGCTTTATTCCAAACTTCAGTATACTCACAATCAGTTAATCTTTGGTACTGTCGAGCTAACTCATTCACAACCGCTCGCAACGATTTTTCAGGTGTTTTTTCCTCAGATAGAGGAAGTGCTTTAAGTTGCTGTTCAGCTTCAACCCTCACTCTTTTGAGTTCATCAACATCTTGAGATAGACCTTGAATTTTCATCTCTTGTTCTCTCTGTTTCTGCTCCAACGCCAACATCGCTTGACCTTGTGCGATAATCAACTCTGCAGGTGAAAGAGGTCTTACAGAATAAGAACCTGTCTTGCGTATGGAAGGAAGAACTTCTTCTGTAACCCAATCTTGAAATCTACCTGCACTTTCTAAATTAGAACGCATTATCAATCTGTAAACATTAGATTCTCGTAATACCTGTAAATTAGTACCTCCCACACCATTAGAATGAGGGACATAGCGTTTCTCTATGTCGCCTGATTTACAATGTGTTGCAACTGCTTCTGCCGTATTGCTATAACCTAAAATAGTAGCTATATCTTTAGCTACAAACAGAGGTTCGTTATCTTCTACAAAAACTCTGACCTGACCGAACTCAGGATTTTCAAACAATTGAATGTTATCACTCATAATTTTACTTATTTAATTTTATAATCTTCTTCTATAAAAGTACGTAACTGCAAAAAACCTCTGAAAGCCTTATTCCAACCTTTGGTTTCGCAGTCTGAAACTATATTGTAATTCAAACCATCTTTAAAAAATTCATAAATAGCTGTACATCTAAGATTAGCTTCCCACTCTTCTTTCGTCATACAACGACCTGCGTGTTCAAAAACACTATCGTGTCTTTCTTTTTTACATTTATCAAATATCTTACGCGCGGTTTCTAAAGAAATGTTTTGTTCATCACCTATTTTTGTATAACTTGTTCTTGCAATCATTGCACAAGAAAGAACAATCTTATCCATTAACGACATTTCAGGAGTAAAGCAAGGTTCATTACTAAAAGGTATATGCCATTCACCTGATTCCAATTCGGTAGGTTCAGATTCATTTAAGGCATCATACATTTTCTCTGCTAAATCCATAAAATGAATTTCTGCTTGTCCTGAATTACATTGTAACCACTCCAAATCTGTCATATCTTTTAAGTGAGAGTGTAATTCTATTGCTTCTTTTTTTGAATTGAATTTTAAGCCTTCTACATTATAAATAGGACATCTCAACCGAAACAAGTTTTCAAACGCTTCTCTACCACCTGTTACAATTTGTGTAACCCACATAAAAGGCTCAATCAATCGATTGCAAATTTGCTTCGACACTGAAGAATTTTCAATATAAACATCCTTTGTGTGTATAGGAATACCGTTTTCATCATTTACGTAATACGACGCTGATATTTCTTCCTTACTCAAATCTACTGCTGAACGAATTGCTTTATCTCTCGCATTTAACCACTTTTCTTTTTTCTTCTCAATAACATAAGGGTCAGTAATATATTCTGTACCTTGCATTCCTTTATGTTGACACTGAAAGGCTAAAGGGATGAAAGGTTCTTTTTTAACAACTTCTACCATCTTTTCAAACGGTATGGCGCGGGAGTTGTGTACCACAATGCCGTTGGCTAAGAAGTTGTGATACTTACCATCTACTTCAATATCGTAGGTTTCTCTTTCTCCTACATAGCTGATAGCTGAAATTTTTCGATACAGAAAAGGATTTCTTATTCTACCATCTCTAAGTTCAGAAATATAAGGTTCAAAAAAGGTTATTCTTTCTTCTCCATTTTTAGCGATTTTAGGATTCGTTATTTCAAAACTTGTCATAGAAATACTATACAAATTTTGACTTAGTAAAGATAAATCACCAAAGATTCTATTATCTTTAGATTCTATATTAAAATCTTTCAGTGTAATCCATTTCATCCTTCCTTCTTTATTGGAATCTGTTAAGAGTCTATGTTCGTCCGTACATTCTAAATACAAACCTTTTCCAAAATGAATACGATATACTTTCTTTACACCTGATTTAAAAACTTTAGAAATTTTCTGTTTTATAAAACTTTCTTCGTACTTTTCACCTGTTCTATACTCCTTATCTCGCATATTAAAACTTACGATTTCAGGTAGTTCTAAACCTTTTTCCTGTAATTCAAAAAGTATTTTTATTTGCACAAGGTCGTATTTTTGTTTGTCTTTGTAAAACACATCGATGAAAGTGTTCTCGTCTAAACAACTCGAAGTATTCTTCATAATCAACTTATGTGTGTTCATCTCGGACAAGATGATACGCGGGTAAGTTAATTTGTATGTAATTAACTCCCCACCATTCTCACCTTTTGAATGATTTATAATCTCTGCACTTATTTTATTCTTCATCTTCACCTTGTTTTTCACTTTCCTTAATAAAAGAATGATACACCATACCTGCAATTGGACAGAAAACACATCTCTCATCACCTGTAAATCGGCTAAGATAATTCATAGCTTCGTCTCTCCAAATACTCACGTTGACATCCTTACCCTCAATGTCTTTGGTTTTGAAATCCCAACCTCCGAAAAGATTAGTTGCAGCCCCTCCTGGAATTAAGGAAGTTATGTTTTTCCAATTATCAACAGGTACTATTAACTCATACGTGTCGGATTTTAAAACCTGATATTTATCAGGGAATGCTTCTTTTAAGGCTCTTTCGCCCACAATGTATGCACCTTTTTTACAAAGCGCAAATACTTTTCTTAGTAATTTTGTTTCTATATGATTCATAATCTACTTTTTACTATCGTAATAATTGTTCATAAATTTTGCTGAAAACGTACCTTCTAAGTTACGAATTACAACGCCTTCCATATTTTTATTTTTGTCAAAAATATCTTCACAACGTTTTATAAGTTCTTCTTTACTTTTGAACTCTTCATTAAACAACTCAGGACAAGTTGGTAGTTGGTATAAGAACACTGTTTCCTTAAATCCGTTGTAGTCAAGACGTTTGGTCACTCCGTTTTCAATCTTATCGACTCCAAAGAACTTAATGTTAGGCTCTTCTTTCGCAGTAGCATTCAAAGAGTTACCACTACCTTTAAACACTTTTCCGTTAGCTTCACCTCTCAATACAATGTCGTGAATGTCATTTTCAATAAGTAAATCTTGATATTTCTTACCTACTTGAATAAATGAGTTTTCATTGTCTATTTCAGTGTAGATGTTCAAGTCAGGATTTCTTCTAAACAACCATTCTAAGAATGTACGTTTTCTTCTTCCTGTTATTCTGCGAACCTTAGGATTTACAGATTGTTTTCGAGAACAAATGTACTTACTTGAAATGGAAATAGAACTTCCGTCTATCTTTTGAGTACCAATAAGAGTTATTGGAAATGTAAGTTCTCCCCATTTGTTGTTAATATTCTCTTCATCTGTCTTGTACCAACCTTCAGGGAAAGCAGAAGTACCACCTTTGAAGTTTCCACCACCCACTTCGTTGGTTTCAGGTTCTTCATATTTGTAAATACCTAAAACATTCGCTTCACAAATAGCTTCGGTTACGCTTGAGTAAGATTTGTAATTTTCTACATTTTCCAAAATGTAATGCACTACTTCCTCAAAAGGCAATAGTATACCATTAGAATAAATCTTATCTCCATTAGGTATTTTAGAAAGACTAAAAGATTTGGCGCGGATACGTCTTGGTTTTCCTCCAACTTTACCTAACAACGATTTACTTTCGTCACCTTCGGGAGCTAAGAAAGATGCAAAGAGACTTATTTCAGATAAACAGTAATCAGGCTGTATATAAACGGCTTGGTCACCTTCTTTGTAAAGGTCTTTTTGAGCAACAAGCTCAAATCCATTCTCATTCAAAGTAACTAATTCTACTTTATTTGCAAGTTCTCCCTTCTTGTACAAAGGGAACTTCTCTTTAATTGTAACAATTTGTACAACGTTCATTTTATTATTTGTTATTAGTTTTGTTAAATTTTTGTTTTACAAGTTTGTCAATGAAATCCACACCTCGTTGAAAAATCATAGTTTTTGTAGAAACATTTATCATTTCGCTTTTCGGGTCTGTCCATTTCACTTCAATCAGTTTGAAATAACCCGCATCCATATATTGTTGATAAGGTTGATTATTTTCCATTAAAACGTTTTGTTCACGTAAGAACTTAAACAAATTATTTCTACCAAGACCTTTTACATTTAAGGTTTTTGCAACTTGATTCATATCAACTAAACTTTCAGAACCTGCAACAGCATCGTAAAACTGAGCTTTGGGTAACATTTTAAGGTTGTCTTCTGTGAGTTTCAACTTTTCTTTTTCAGAGATAACTAATGCTTCAAGAGCTTCAAGATATGTCTGTGGTAGTTTTAATAGTTGTTTTTCTTTTAATGCACTTTCTAACCTTTCAATGTAAAGCATAATGTGTCTTCTTACAAATTTACTTTCACGCATTAAAACTTGTTTGGCTTGATTGAAAGTCAAATAAAACATTGTTCTCATTTCACCCTTTTTGTCTTTATAACCAACGGGCTGAATTTTAAGCTCGTTAATTTCTTCTTCAAACTCATCTTTAATTGTTGCAAGTAAGTTCTTATGTAAGAGAGGTTTATACAATTCACCTTTCTCTTGTTCTCTGAACAAATTAATTTGTTCTACCAATTCTAAAGAAGTAATATTTTCCTTCTTTTCTTCTGAAAAAGCATTTACTAAACCTTCAGTCTTTTTCAAACTTTTAGTGTTTTCACTCATTGTTATAAATTATAAACAAGACGACTGTAAGAGAATGAAACAAACCGCCAAGCAAGTTTCTCTTTACAATCGTCTTTATTAATATTTTCTTTTATGTTGTTTATAAAAATGCTTGGCGTTTTCCGTTGCAAAAATACAACAAAAATAATAACTACCAAAATTTTAAACAACTTTTTTCAACTTCCTAAATTTCAAAATCGTAAGGCTTTGAGGGTGAAAATATTATAAGATTATTTTCTCTATCTCTAAATTGAAATTCTCCACCATCAATAACCTGAAACGCAAGTTGTTCTAACTCTTGAGAATAAAAACCCCATCTCTCACGACCTTGTTCGTCAATATATTTATATGACAAATAAACTGTCTTACTCGCAAGAGGATTGTAATTTACTTTTGTGTGATATAAAGTCCCCTTTAAATACAACCTAACATCAAAGTAAGAATGCTCAATTTGAATATTTAAATTCTTAATTGCAATACGAGGAGATTCATTATACATATTAATTTCATCTATTAAATGCAATAAAACATCTACTGAAACTGTACTTAAAATATCCAGGACCAGTTTCAACTCTTCCTCATATTCCTTATTAATTAACAAATCATCAATTATCTCTTGTATTGTTTCTTTATCCAAACCTTCAAACTGACGAACATATCTGATTCGACTGGGACGAGATTTTAAAAATTCATTTATCTCAAAATGATTTGTTGTAAAAAGAAATAATTTCTTTCCACTAAATGTTCCATCTAATATAGACAAAAAATGTTTTTGGTCTTCTTCTTCTTTATAAACCTTTTCAAACTCATCAAAAAACAAGATTACATTGTCACCCATCTTATCCAAACAGTCTGCGAACAATTCTCCCGAAAATGGAGAAGTTATACATACAACAGGCATATTAGATTGTTGAGCAATCATTTTAGCTAAAAGAGATTTACCCGTACCTTTTAAACCTGTTAATAAAACACCTAAGTTCTTATTCGATTTATTAAATGTATTCAAAACTCTATCACAAAATAATTGTTCTTTACCATAAATTTTATTAGGAAGAGGTGGAGAATTTATTTCACTAAGATAAAATTCTTCTCGACCTTTGTCAAACAATAAAAGAAATGTCTTGTTCGGTAACTTCTTTATCTTTTCTACATTAGTATAAAAATAAATTTTATTATCTTTTATAATCATTGTCTTACAATTAAAAATGTTGTTCAAAAGTTTCCATCGGTTCAACACAACCCATGCTCAACAATTTATGATATCCTGCCGAAATCAAATTTTCACGTTCCTCAGACCTTTTCCTCTCAATTTGCCATTTTATTTCATTGTTTGTTTCAATCTCTTTTAATTTTTGATTAAGCACTTTATTTACAACATTATACTTTATCTTTAAGGCTTTTGATATCGCTGAAACAGAGTTGTTTTTCTCACTGTTGAAATAAAACCAAATCATTTTTACGTCATTGTCTGTAAGTTGAGAAAGTTTTTTATAATACTTTTCGCCTTGATGATTATTCATTTTATTTATTTTTCTTCAATAATTTGATATGTCACATCTTCTATGATAGGAATAACTTGTCTGTATAAATCTTTTTCTAAATAATTTTCATTATACAAAATAAAACTAAGAGTTAACCCTAATCCGTGTTTAGTATCTATTATCATTTTATCATAGTCTTCAATCCACTCATCCAAATCTTCTGGATATGAAGAAAATACTTTTTCATCTCTTACTACTGTATAATAATGTTTTGCAAAAGACTTAAACATTTCAAACCTATTTGTTATATATTCTCTTATCCAATCATAAACTCCCTGTTGAAATTTATATTCTACAAAAATAGTGTCATTTAACAAATCGTAGTCTTCTGGTGAATACAATCTTTTATACTCCATTTCAAACTCTAAAGTATCTTCATCTACAAAGCCAAAAATGTATTCAAGTTCATTTTCCACAAACTCTACAACTTCATTAGATAATCTGTTTTTATAACCTTCTTCATCAAAAACAAATCTGTTTTTTTCAACAGGTACATCAAGCCACCTGTTATGTTGGTAGATAACACTGTCTTTAGGTATTGAAAAAGAAGTATTTTTGAATCCTGTAAAAACAGGAAGCCAACTCTCTATTACATAGTCATAAACTATTTCTTTCTTTTCTTCTTGCATAATAATTTATTATTTATTTTGTTCTAAAATTAATCCTTCTATCAAATTCTTAGCGTCACTTTCTGTAATTTCCCCTTTTTTTAGCTCTTCTTTAACTCTTCGTAACTCTATCTCCAAAGATATTAAAATAAGATAAAAATTGTTTATATAAAAACCATTTTCTTCATGGTGTTTTATAATGTTCAAAAGATGCTCTGTTGTGATTTCACTTATTGTTAAAAAACAAGGATTTTTTAATAACTTCCCTTTTTTATCATAATCATTTCTCCAAAAGTAAATATCACGGGCATCTATAAGTCCTATATTGATAAAAAGTCGTTCGTCTTCAGTGTAATAAAAACCAACAGAAGGATTTAATACACAACAATTTGTTAAAAGTTGTACAAATCTCCAATCTTGATTTTCTTCCCACAGTTCTCTCAAATAAGGTTTTTCTTCGAGTCTTACTAATGTTTCTGTAAGATTTTCTAAACCAACCAAATAAGTAATAACTTTTTCTTTATTATCTTCAAACAGTTCCCATAAAATAGGTATTCTCTCTTTCAATCTCATTGTTATATCTTATAATGTTGTTATAATGGTGCAAAAGTACAAACAATTATTTTATTAACCAAACATTTTTGAAAAAAAATCTTATACACTTGTTTTATATTGTAATATTTTGTATCTTTGTACTTTGAAATTCAACACTAACGAATATGAGTTGTACACTATTATATAAAGAAAATAAAAAGGATAAAACGGCAGTATCTGCTAAAATTAACAACCCTTTATTGGAGGGTACGGTTTCTAATTCGCATACTTTTGACAAGATTGTGCGAAATCCACTTTTAAATAACAAACAAGCAATTGAAAGTTTTATGAATATTTATTCTGATAAATTCATAAACTCTTTTGGAATGTGGAACAATACAGAAGGTATTACAAAAATAAATAAAGAAGGTTTAACAGATAAACAAATTATAGTAGCAGGTCAAATTGCCAATAAAATGGAAAAACCTGTAGTACTATACAAAGTTGTAAAAAGTGAAATTATAAAAAGCAAAAACAAATTCAACATACCTGATGAATTTAAAGGAGACTACATATTCACTACTAACTTTGAACTTGCAAATGCTCATAAACCTTTGACTTCACAAGACATTGTTGTTTTTGATGACCTGAAAGAAGAATTAAAAGGTGAATTTATAAATCTTGAAAATAAAAAATATGAAGTCATAGCAGGACGCGAAACTATAATTGAAGATACAGGTGAACCTAAATTGTTTTTTAAAACAGTTCAAGGTGAAGTGTTTGATGATTACACAAGTGCAATTCAAAACACAAATGGTGGAAAAATACAATTAGGTTTTATTACAACAAGTGAAATAGAAAATACAACAGATGAAAGTGTTTTTGAAAACTCAAGTGCTGACTTTGTAGTAAATGAAAACCAATACAAACTAAACAATCAAGATTCTTTTTTCACGATTATCGAAACAGACGCTAATTCCGATTATACTTCTGTGCAAGGTATCACAAACGACCTTATTAAAAAAGAGTTCATTTCAGATCTAACTGTTTATGATGAAGGAGAATTTCGTTTAGAAGCTGTGGGAGATGACCCTTCAACCCAACTTTATAACGCAAACACTGCTAAACAAATCGTAGAAGAAAAAATAGGATACTCCCCTGAAAATGTTGAAGTTATTGGAAATCGTTTTTTAACAATCGATGATGCACGACCTAATACCAAAGTTATGAGAGACCGAGAAGGTAATAAAATCCGTGTTGACAACGATGAACTACTAAGTGCGTATAAAAATGGTAAACTAAATAAAAAATATAAAAATGTAGATTCTATTGATGAAAACATTGTAGCTGCTGAAATGGAAAAAAATGGTTTTTACAACATAGAAGAAGAAAATAAAAAACCATTTAAAACAGAAGAACAGTTAAAAAATCAACTTTATAAAGTTTTATCTAAACTTGGTGTTTCTACAATATCAATGGAAGAATATGCCAAGAAATATAAAATAAAATACGGAACAGACCCTTCCATAGAAGCCCTTGCTGATATTGCTAATAAGGTTGTAGCGTTTGCTGAAGGAAGAGAAACTGTTGAAAATCTTTCAGAAGAGACAGCTCACTTTATGATTGAGGCTTTTCGTGACCAAATCGTAATTGATAAACTTGCTTTAGAAGTACACACCACAAACGAATGGTTGTCTGAAAGTGACAAATATCGCAAAAAATATAAAGAACAAGCTAAAAACGAACAAGAGCTTGATAAAATGGTTCGTAGAGAGGTTTTAGGTAAAGTTCTACAAAACAAAATTTTATCACGAACAAATGAAGAACTTACAGACTCAAATGAAAATCAAAGTATATTTGACCAACTTTTAGAACTATTTGATAAGTTTATAAGTCGTGTGAAAAACTTTCTAAACGGAGAAGTTAAATCTGAGTTTAATCAAACATTAGATGAAATAACTGATAAGGTAATATATGGAGGTATTGAAGAAATGTTAGATGCTCAAAATATCGGAAAGAGCGGTCAGAAAACCTATTTTAACACTAAGACTTTCAGCGACCTTTTCATAAACTTGTTTCAAGGACTTCATTTTATATCAGAAGGAGCTACCAGAAATGACCTTAATTTTCAATTAAATCTAATGCGAGAAGCAGACGAAAAGACTGTAATAACAATGTCTTTAAATCGTTTTGAAAAAGAACTGAATTATCTTTTACAAAAAACAGAATCTATTAGAAATGGAAAAGAAAAAATAAGTGGTAACGATGTTTTGTTATTAACAAGTTATTTACAAAATGTCGAACCTCTTTTGTCTAATTTAAAAACAGCAATTGTTAAAGAAAAAGTATTAGGAGATAACACAGATTCTTATAGTAATAAAATAGATGAACTACGAAATAAAATAGGAGATTTAAAAGGAATGAGAGTTTATATTTATCGTAACAACCTTAAACGACTCATTCAAACTATTGAAGAAAACCCCAACTACCCTGAAGATTTTAAAAAGAAAGCTGTAAAAATGTTGGAAGATGAGTTAGAAAAAGTAGGTTGGTGGAGAAATTTATTTGGTATAATGACAAACTCGAACAACGCTTTCCTACAACTAATGGGTAAAGTAGTTCATGATATGACAACTCGTACTAACACAAAAATTGTAGAAAATGTAAAACCTCTTATACGTTTTTACGAAGCCAACAATTTTAACTCACAAGAGATAGCTAAACTGATGATGTCTCGTGACAAAGAGGGTAATATAGACGGTTTTATCATTTCCAACGGGAAATATGCAGAATATGAAAAAGCATTAATAGAACACGCGTTTAATACATACAAAAAGTATCTCGGAGATAAATTAGGAGAAGAGTTTACCTTAGAAGAGTTTAAACAAAACGCAGATAATTGGAAAACTAAAATTGCAGATGCAATAGATTTAGAGCGTTCTGTCGGAACTAAGATTGCAAATGAGATTGAAGATTTCAGACTTGAAAATGAGGAAATGTCTATGAAAAAAGAGTATTATTTACAACAAAGAAAAGTTAACGAAATACTTGATTTAGATAATAATACTAAAACATTAGTGTCTTCAATTCGTTATCAACGTTGGGAAATACTTAACAAATATCGTGACAAAAAGACAGGTAAAGTAAACATGCAAGATATTTCCGCAAGTGATATGACTCGCTTGGAAGGTCTTAACCAAGAACGTCAAAAAGCTAAAAGTGAGTTTAATTCTATCGACGGAAGTAGAAAAGAAGGTGATGAACTTGAAATCTCTCTTAACTTACAAAAGTTAGACCAATATAATGCCCTTGTATTTGCAAAAGACAAAGAACAAGCTATAAACGAGTTTAATGAAAAATGGGGCACAGAGGTTAAGGTTGAAGATGTTACAACAAATAACAGGGTTGTAGTTCAGGCTTTTGTCGACCTTATAAATGAAATAGAACAAACAGAAGGTTCTGAGAAAGCATTTCAAACATTAATGGCTAATGGAGGTTTTAGCTTTAATGATGTTTTCTGGAACAGTTTTGGAGAAGGGAGTTTAAAAGAGACATTGACTAATCTCTTAGGTTCAGGTACACATAATATGGATTCTGAAATAAAACAACTTCTTGACAAAATGAATGAAAAAGCACAATTACTAAGACAGTTCACAAGTCGTTATAATCCCTCTGAGATTGACGGAAACCGAATGAACGAGTCTCAACAAGAAAACATTCGTAGGTTAGAAGAAGAAATTGCAAATCTCACAGACCTTATAGCTGCAAATGTTAAAGAATTTAGAGAAGCTCGTGAAACAAGAAAAGAAAATTCTAATATAAATAATAATTTTGAATCCACAGTTAATGACGCCTACAAGACAGCTTTGAAGGAAAGTGGTTTAGATGAATTAGAGTTTCTGAGCAAAAACATGACATCTAAAAATAAATACGCTTTTGTTAAATTTGGAAAAGATTTATTAAACGGCAACATAACATCAAGTATGATTGACTTTTTAATAAAAATAAAAGGCATTGACCCTAATTTATTTGAAGATATGTCTCGTGAAGAAATCATAAGTTACTTTAAAACTCAAATATTAGGAAAAATGACTAACTCAGAGTTAAAAAAAGTTCAAATTGCTTATGGTTATACAAAAGTATCAACATACTTTAAACGATTAGCACCTAGAGGTTTTTCAGAACTTATGCAAAATATGAGAAACGGTACTATATCTGTTACATCTGTTATAGAACAGCTACAAAACCCAAATGTACAAACACAAACAGGTACGGTTCTTGACTTTATGAAACTTAATACAGAACCTTCTTGGATGGAAGACATAAGTGGAAACACAATGTCTAACCCTAATTATAGTGGAGAGTTTAACGGTTTAAGACAGTTTAAACATAGTAGTAAGTTTTATAATAAAGACTTTTTCAAAAAAATGGGCATTGCCGAAAGTGATATTGAAGAGTTTGAAAAAGATATGTTAGGATTCGATGCAAGTAAAGCGTCACGTAAAGAATTTGCATTATGGCAAAAGTTTATTAAAGCTAAACGAGACTCTTTGGATATGTACGGGATGAGACACAACTCTCTGTTCGAACTACCTCAATTTTCAAAAGGTCGTATAAACAAGTGGACTACTATTGCTAAAAATCCTATTGAAGGTGTGAAGAACGCTATCAATGACCTTGTGATGACTCGTGTGGATAGTCAGGAGTTTGGTGCTAAAGCAGAAGACGGTACAGACTTACAAGAACTTACAGGTGTGAGAACTCTTCCTAAATTTGGAGTGCGGAGATTGGAAGAAAAAACAGATATTTCAGAAGAGTTAATTTACTCCTACTGTGCTCTTTTATCACATGCTATATCTTATGAAGTTAAAAACGAACACTTAGAAGAGGCGAATGCCATAGGTATTGCTATCCAACACAAAGCAGAAGAGCAAGGTTTAGATGCTAAAAAATCAGGACATTATGCTTGGCAACAAGCAATGGATAACTTCTTTTATGGAATTACAGAAACATTTAAAGCTGAGTTTGATTTATTTGGAAAAAAAATAAACTTGGGTAAGATGGTTCGAACATTTAATGGATTTGTAAGTGGAGTAAACTTAGCATTTAATCCATTTGTTGCAGGAACATCTTATACAACTGCCACAATAAATCTACATTTGTGGAAAAGTGATTATTTTGATAAAGACAGTTACACTTGGTCTCAAAAAGAGTTCTGGAAATTACTTCCTGAATTTACGGCAGATACAGGCAAAAGAATGTCGTTTTCACGTTTAGGACAACTCGCCGAAATTGTAGGATATGAAGATTTAAATGAACGTCTTAGAAATGCAAGTTATAATAGGTTTTTCCGTTTAATGGACAAATCTCCACAAGCATTAAATGAAATGGCTAACATACCTATAAAATATAGTATTATGTTAGCAACACTTGACGATGTTCGTCTTTATAAAGGAAATTTTATACAAAGTAAGGTGTTTTTTAGTTTAGATGAACATAAAAATAAAACCAAAGAGGAAATAAGAGCTGAATGGGAAAATTTAAGAAAAGATAGTTTGTACAATGTAATTGTTACTAACAAAAACGGAACATATGAACTACGTGATGACATTAAACCGTATAAAGAAGCCTTTGATAAAGCGATGTTATATGTGGCAGGAATGACACGTAAAGCTAATTCTGAAACAGACGGTGTGCTTTCAAAAGCAGATGCTATTAACATTAAACGAAATTGGGCATTTTCAGCAGTTCTTATGCACAAAACATTCTTGTCTTTAAACATTGACAAACGTTTTAAGAAAAGACACTTAAATTTTACAACAGGAAGAGAAGAAGTAGGTACTTATAGAAGAATTTGGGATTTTGCAGAAGAAGCATACAAAAATATGCCAGATAAATCATTTGGAGAGTTTACAAAACAAGTAAAAGAAATGTGGGGTAAGCTCTCGAAAGAAGAGAAGCAAGAATTTTATCAAGTGCTAAAAGAATGGAGTGTTGCAGTTTCATTAATGGTTGCTACTGCTCTTATGGCCAGTGTAGCAGACGATGATGATAATAAAGACGTGTGGGCGTTACAAGCCGCCGCATACATTGTGTTTAGAACCACAAGTGAGTTTTCACAATCTCACCCTTTGACAGGTTGGAAGCAAGTTCAAGAGACCATACAAGAACCTTTTGTTTCAATGGGTTATTTGAAAGACGTTTTAAAAGAAGACGACTTTTCACTTAAAGAAATTGAAAGTGGTAGATATAAAGGATTGCCAAGAATTGGACGTAAAATAATGAAAATGTGGTATCCTCGTCATTACTTTAATTTAAAAGATTTACATAATACCACAGTAAATTATAGAGACCAAAATAAACTTGCACTTGGTTATAGTCATAAATGGTTAGAAGATTAGAAACAGAAAAGCCCCTATCAAAGGGGCTTTCTTATTATAAAAGTTAAAACTAATTAACCACATTCATTATATTCTTGTTTCAAAATAGTTTCTTCTTGTCTATCATAAGATTTGATAGATTTACTTTCAACAGCATTTGTTTTTAACACCATACTACGAGCAATTTCAAAATCTATATTAGGATGTTGTAATTTATATTCATAATTATTAACATTAGGATTTTCAATTATAGTTTGTCTTCCATAAACAGAATTACCTTCTATTTGTCCTACTTTTTCAAACAAACCTTCTGCAACCCTTATAAAATTATCAGAAACATTATTTGCAACAAGAATATCACCATCTACTCTATAATCACCCTTAAAACTTTTCATTTGAGAAAAATTATTAGAATTATAAAACCGCTCAAATTCAACTGCTGAGTTGTTACGGATCCCGTCATTCTCATATTCAAACAAGTCTTGCATTGAAGGATGTTTAGATAAAATAGAATATTGTTTTAAATTCTCAAAAATAGAATCTGTAATATAGGTGTTTTTAATTCTATCTTTTATTTGAGAAGAATCTGTTGTAAGACGTATTCCACTCTCAGTTACTTCAAAGTATTTAAGAACATTATTATACAAAGACGTATTTTCAAACTTATTCTTTAAAATATAATTTTGAAAATCTGAATGAAAATTATTTGTAAGATAATGATAGTTACCGTTGAACATTTGATATTTCAGCTGTTCTTTTGCGAAATTAGGCAGCTTTTCTGTGTTCAAGGGGTTCTTGTTCATTAACTTGTAAATCGTCCATTTTTGAGCTGTTTCTGTGAGTTTTTTAACAACAGGGTCATTTAATTTAGAAGCCTCCTGACGAATAAAGTTTTTAAACGCATCTTTAATCAGTTCTCTATTTTCAGATTTCTGCACTTCTGTTCTATTGAACATTCCACTTTTAAAAAATGGTAGTCCTTTTAAAAAATAATTATTAATTATTTTAGGATTATCTATAATAATCTGAACAGCATCATCATATGCTTCTTCAAGAGTTGGTTTAACATTTACCTTTTGATAAAATCCATCAGAAGTTTTTATTAAGTTCTGTTCTTCAAATAATTCCAAATCACTTTTTTCAGAACTTAACTCTACAAGCGTTTTTTCACGATTATTTTCTGATACTTTTAAATAAAATGAATCTGTATTAACTGAGTCTTTTCCAAAAAAACTATCTATATCATAAGAAAGAGTTTGAATGTCTTCAGCTATGTAATCATTACTTCTTAACTTTTCTGTAAAATTATAAATGTTGTCTATAAAATCTAACATTTCGGTTTTAGATTTTTTATCATATTGTTCTGATAAACCAATAACATCAATATTATAATCTATTAGCTTTTCTTCAATCTCTCGTAATAAATTTTTAATTTCTTCACCTTGTGTTTCCCATATAAAGTTGTCCAAATGTCTTAAGAATTTAGAATCTTGTCCTACCTCTAACCCCTTGTCTGAAAACTGTAATGTTTCAAACATTGTAGCAAATCTATTGCCCTTAATTCTTGGTGTAATTTGTCCTTTAATATCCTGAAAACGAATAACTTTGTTCATTTTTGAATATTTATCAAACACAGCCTCAGAAAAAGCTAAATCATTAGTAAAACGTTTTTTGAAAGATAGATATTCTTGTAAATTACTAACAATCATATTGAAAAGCTGTCTATCTTTAACTCCTGCTAAATTTTGTTTTAGGTAATTTTCCACTTCAACAGGGTCTTCTTTTTGAACTTTTCCTAAATCATCTACCTCATCTTTATATTGTACAAGTTCTTCACTAAATTTAGAATTATTCAATGTGTTTTCTAGATAGGTATTATTAGACATATACTCTTTACGAACTGCTTCAAACAACCTTTGTACATTTTGTTGAATTTCAGGATGTGTCAATAACAAAATAGCTTCCCCTTGTGAATATAGTTTACTCTCAAAAAGGAGGTCTTCTTTTATTTGAAAATAACCATTAGGAAAAAAAGTTTTATTTATTTCTTGGTATAATTCTTCAACACTATCCACAACATCTCCAAAATCATTAGATAATTTATAGATTTCAGCAGGCGTAACAGCAGCTTTCCAATTCCTCATTATTGTGTCCATCACCAACACGTCTTTAAGGTGAGGTTCTCCGTTATTATCTGTCTCATATTTGTCTTCTAAATATTTAGATACAGATAAAACAGGAACAGGTTTCAAATCTTCAGTATTATAACCAAATATTTCTTCAACAGATAATTGAAAACGTTCAGGTATCTTTACATTATCTTTAGTATCAATATAAATTTTATCACCCTCAAACACGTCTTGACTGGATGTTAAAGGAAAATCTTTAATATCCTCATATTTTATATTACTACGTCGAACTGCATTTCTCGCTTCAACTTCACCTGCCATTCTAAAATAGTTATACATTGCAGCCCTTTTTACAAAGCGAGTTCTGTATTCTTCAAATAATGGACTCTCTGCAAATCTTAAAACATCTGTGTCTTCTTTAAGGTCTGTTAGATCTAAAATTGCCTGTTTAAGACCGCTAAATTTTAACAACCTTTCTGCGTTTCTTCTATCTGTTTCAGTTCCTCCCACAAGCAAATCTCTAATTTCATTAAAGAGTTCATCAACTTGTCCTGTGAAGAGTTCCGCTGAACCTCCTCTCTCAAATCCTTCAATTTGTTGAATAAGGTGTTGTATTTCATGTACAACAAGGTTTTCGGCTTCAATGTATGCGTCTTTGTTATTTTTGTTTGCCCCTTCATAACTATTAAAATTTAAATATAAAATTCCATCTTCTACAAAAGCATCAGAATTATCATTTTCTGAAACTCCATCTTCTTGATAAAAAACAACTTTTAAGTCTTTTAAAGAAGGATATAGATTATACAAATTATCATTTTCATATATTTCTGAAAGTGTTGTTTCAGCAACGTTTTTACTAAAACCCTCTTTGTTTTTTGAAAAATCAAGAATTATATTTTTAAGTTGACCATCTTCAATTTCAGTCTTCCAACCATCCTTAAAATGTTGCCAACCTGTTTCTAACCATATTTGCTGTTCAGAAAAACCCTCCTCTTTCATTTGAATCGCGATTTTCAACTTTTCAATTTTTTCAGCATCATTAAAATTTTGAATACCCTTTTTACCTACAATTTGAAATTGTGGAATAATTTTATTCAAAAAATCAAACATGCTTTTAGAACTTTGTAAGGGTTTTTCACCAACAATCTCAGTAACAACCATCTTAGAAAAATCTTCAAGTTCTTTTTGCTTATTTACTTCAGGATTAAAAAGTTTAAAAATATCATTGAAAAAGTCTTTTAACCAATTCAAAAGTTTCTTTAAATCACCATTATTCTCATTTATTTTTTTTTCTCCCCACTTACCTATAAAATCATTCAATGCTTCTGAATAAACTTGTTCTTCTGATAAATGTGTTTGACTACTCTTGACAAAATCTACTATATCTTGAAGTTCTTTATTTTTAGGTAAAGCCTCTTTTAATGTTTCAACTCCTTTTTCCCACAACTGCGGATTTAATTTTTCCCATAAATGAGAAGCCTCATGAATAGGAGTTTCTATTGAAAAATTATTTTTATCTATAAAAACTGTTCCATCATCTAAAACAGCTCCTATAACTTTACCACTATAAGTCTTTAACAAATTATCATCTTCAAGAAGTTTAGAAAAACTATTTATATCCTGAACAATATTGAAATTGTGAAACTTTTTAGAAAACACTTCTTGTATCCTATTTAAAACTTCATTTTGCAACTTTTGTTGTTCCTTTATAATTTCAGAATCAAACAATTCTTCATTGTTTAAGTTATCATTTAAAACTTGATACTGCGCTCCTTGTTTTTGAAGATTTTGATAACGCTCTGCAATAATCTGACTTTTAGCTGCATTATATGCTCTTACTTGTTTTATTTCACGTTTTCTTTGGTTTATAAATGACTTTTCTTTTGCTAATTCCTCTTCTGTGAAGTTCCATTTACCTATTGTTTCAGAAAAAGCATCTGTATAAGCAATAGACCAAAGTGTTAATGCCTGTTCTTTTAACTGTTCTGACGGTATCGCTTTAAATTCCTCCCTCTCTCTAATTAAAGAAAAAGGTTGTTCTTGATTTTCGACAAAACCAGAATTAACAATTAGTTTTTCTGAAAAGGTATTATTTTTATCTACAAAAAGTGTAACACCCTGTTTATCAAAAAAATCAAGTACACGTTTAAAGACGTTTTCTGTTGAAAAATCACTTTCACTATTAATCTGTTCTAAATAAACATCACTACCGTCTCTTCTTTTCAATGTGACTGTTACACCGTTTTCTTGAAATAAAAATTCATTTTCATTTGTTGAACGATTTACTATAACATCATCTTTCACATCTCTTAAATGTTCAAGAGCTCTTTTATACAAAAGAGATTCTTTTCCATTAGGTGCTAACACCTTTTCTATATAATTTGTATTAGGATTTCTTATTATACTACAATTTGCCATATTTTTAACTCTTTAAAACAATTTCAAACCCTCTATCTTTAACACCTTGATTGTTTTTAATTCTTACAAGAAAGCTAAATTTAAAATTAGAAGGATTTTCCTTAAAATACATGATATTATATTTATCTTTAAATAAACCATAATAATTAAAAACATTATCACTTAATTTTACAAGTGAAGTTTCTTTCAAAACCTCATTATTATCCTTAATAAGTACTTCGACACTCTCAAAAGAAGTATTAGTATAACTTGCTATGAAATAAAATGCACAAGGTAAATTTCGATTAACTATATTTTCATATTGAATTTTACAAGTTCCTGTTTCAAAAGCGTTTTTAAAATCACAAACTGTTTCAAAATCTTCTAATTTATTAATATTAAACCCACAACTCGACTCTATCACAGTCTTCCATGTATCAATACTATAAGGTGTTCCTAAAACAAAAGAATAGATTCCCTCTTTAAAAGGTGTTAAAATATTAAAAACTCCCCCTTTTTTATATAAAAACTGTTTATATTTCATTTTAATTCTCCAATTACACTAATAGTTCTACGTTCTGCAAAAACCAACAGTAAATAATCTAAGCTGTCAGCTGTTGTATTATCCATTTTATCTAGTTTGATTGTGTAGGTTCTATCTTTATTTACCCACCCATTAGTATATGAGATAAAATACTCCAATGTAGGGTCTTCTTCGGACACTATTATATCTCCTTGTTCTAAAGGCATATCTATTTTAAGCCATAAACCATTAGAACAAACACTGACTTCTTTAATATCTGCTTTGTAATATTTTTCAAAGTTCATAGATTCTTCAAACTTTGTAGAATTTAATAATGTGTTCTTCCACTCAAAAGGACTATCTTTAATAAGTCTTATACAATCACCATCTCCCGCACAAGAATCTGTTTCAATATATTCTTCTACAAATTTATCTTCATTTTTATCTCTAAAAAACACAGACCTTCTAAACAGAGGTGCTTGCGTTTCTCTTAAATCTATGGTACATGATGTTTCCATTTTCAGTTTATTTATAAATGCAAAGATACAAAAAATTATTATAAAAAACAAAAAGAGCCTCTAAAAAGAAGCTCTTCTGCCATAATTTTTATTTTAAAAAGGAAGATCGTCCTCGTCTTCTTCTTGTACAGGAACATTTTTGGTTTTGTTTACAGTTTTAGAAACATTTTGTACAGATTTTGAAATAATATTTTGTTCTTCAACAGAATCTTGCCCATCTCCTCTCTCTTTCTTAACCTTTTCAAAACGAGCAATTTCATTTGTTAAAGTTTCATATAAAATATTGTCTTGTTCTGACCAATCCCAAACCATTTCACCATTTACTTCTTTTTGAACAGGAGGTGGTAAAGTACCATCAGGGTTTGTCTCACTTTTGGCTTTTAAAGCAGCTTTCAAATAAGTCTTTTTACCATCAACCTCTTGAGCAAAAAATACACTAATTCTTGTTTTACCCTTTTCATTTTTAGAAGCATTTGAATTAATAAAAAGAGGTTTAGTGTAATCAATTGAGGGCAAATAACGAATTATCTCTTTTGAAATACTACTCAAAGCGGTACTACCTGCTTGCCTAAGTGGTACAGAAATACTATCATTTTCTTCTTCACCACGAATTGTAATGACCAGAAATCTCATTTTCTTGTCATTAATCACCACTTCATTGATTCCCAGATAAGAAACAAGACCTGTTTCAGTACCTGCTGGAAAAGTGTTGTGATAATACTTTGGAGATTTACTGTCCTTTTGAGCAATCTTCAAAAAAGTATTACCTTTTTCGACCTCTTTATTGTACTCCTCTTCTGTTAAACGAGTGTACAAAAGACCATCTGAATTTCTAATTCCCAAATAATTGGTTTTAGAATTGTTTTTAAATTGTCTTGCCATTTTTATTATGTTTAAAAAAATAATTACAATTAAAAACCTCACCTAATTAACTGTTATGAAAAATAAACGTAACAAAAACAGTCAAAACAAAGGCAGTAAAATTAGGTGAGGGGTTAAAAATATATAATATAAAGTTTACATTCCGTCTAAATCTGTATAAACTCTTTCCAAAATCAAACAACCTGTTGTGAGTAATGTACTTGCAACAGAAGCAGCATTTTGCAATGCACTTATTGTAACTTTGGCAGGGTCTATAATTCCCATTTCATACATGTCTCCAACTTCTTCTGTAATCACATTGTAACCTGTATTAATTTTATTTTTCAAATTAATCTCTTTCTTAATATAAGTACTGTTTACCCCTGCGTTTTCAAGAATTGTTTTAAAAGGTATTTCTAACGCTTCATTTACAATATCAAAACCTTCATAAAAATCCCTTCCCTCTTTACACTCAATGCAAGGTTCAACAGAGGTTTGTAATAAAGCAATACCTCCACCAGGAAGAACCCCTCCTTGTAACGCAGACTTTACCGCATTTACAGCGTCTTCAACTCTATCTATTTTCTCTTTAGCCTCTACTTCTGTCTTTGCTCCAACATAAATCGTTGCAATTCCTGAATTGAGTATAGACACACGTTTTTCAATATCTTTTTTAGTATAAAACTTTCTTTCTTCTTTAATAAGACTTTCAAGGGTTTTAATACGCTCTTTTACAAATTGAGCATTTTTAGGATTTGCTGTAACAATAAAATCATCTAAACCCACTTCTAATTTATAACAACTTCCAAGTTCTTCAAAATGAATTTTATCCATTTTTTCATCTCGTTCAGCAGAATACATTTTAGTCCCTAACACCGCTGCTAAATCTTCAAGAGCCTCAGCCTGTTCTGTACCGTAGAAAGGTGCTTTCACCACATATATTTTGTGTTGATTATACATGTGATTCAAAATCAATGTTTGTTCAAGAAGTTTATCCATATCTTTACAAACAATCACTAAATCTTTACCTTCTAAAACAGCACGTTTTAACAAATTATTCTCTCCTTTTCCAAACTCTTCCATTGAGTTTATAAATTTGTTTGTGAGAAGTATATAAGGTTTAGAAAACTCTCTTCTTCGTTTCCCACTTGTTAAGAAATAAGGTGAAGTGAAACCTGTCTCATACTTTATACCTTCAATAACTTCCAAGAACGTTTCAGGTGTATTACTTTCTTTAAATGTAACAAGTCCTTTGTACTTTACCTTTTTAAAGGCTTCAACTATCATTTCACCTAACTGTACATCGTTATTCGCAGAAACAGTTGCAACTTGTTTAATTGCCTCTTCATTGTCTGAAATCTTTTTAGATGTTTGTTTTAGATGTTCACAAACCAAATCAACAGCCTTAGAAATGCCCCTTTGTAACAAAACAGGATTAGCTCCATTTTTTATCTTTTCAAGACCTCGTTCAACAATTGCTTGAGCGAGAACTACAGAAGTAGTTGTACCATCTCCAACTTCTTTATTAGTTCCAAGAGCAACTTGTTTTAACAAACGAACTCCTTGACGAGCGTATGAGTCCTCCACATCCACATAACTTGCAACAGTAACACCATCCTTTGTTACTTTAACAAGAGTAGGTAATGAAATCAAAGCGTTTCTACCTCTCCCTCCTAAAGTGACTTTAACTGCGTTTGCAACAAGACTCACCCCTTCTTTTAACTTCTCTAATGCTTCATTTCCAAATAAAACAGAACCTTTATCTCTATTCATATTTAAATCTTTTTAACTTATTAAAATTAACTATTTGTCTTTTACAAACTTGCCGTCTTTTATAACTCCTGAACGTTTAGAAATTATATCATAAACTCCTTGCAAACAATCAACTATGTTTATTTTTTGCATTTCTGCTTGTAAGAAAAGAGTTACAATACTATCTCCAATGGCATCTGTTATTCCATCTAAATCCTTATTTTGTAAGGCTTCTCGAAGTTCATTAACCTCTTCTTGTGTTTTTTCCCATTGTGCTATAGGGTTGGCAGCCTGAATAATACCTTTATCGTAACCCCATTGTACAATTTGAGTGTGTAACTTTTTCAATTTTAGAGCTTCTTTTATAAGCTCTCTTTTTCTGTCAATTTTAGCTTGTTTTTTACTCATTCTATCTATAATTTACTTGTTTTTTTTAATTTTTATGTTTTAAAACCTGTTCATGGTCTCCAATTAGTCTTTTATAAGCAATATCATATTTAATATCTTGCCTTTCTTCAACAATCTTCTGCCAAAGTTCTAACTTTTCCTCCTGTGTCATATTGGAAAATTTTTCCATTAGAGCTTTAGCCTGTCTTTCATTCATTATATCGTAAGCCATAATTTAAAACCAAATTAATTTTTTTTCAACATTTTAAATTTTCCATTATAATTTGTTTTGGTAAAAAATTCCAACAAAAATAGGAACTTGAAAAATTTATTATTTTACCCATTGGAGTTCCATCTTCTTTGTTAAAAATTATTCTTTTATCAAACATCAATAACTGTAAATCTTTATCTTTAAACAACTGTTTAGGAGCCGCATCATTAAACCAAAGATTTGTCATTATCAACGCAAACGGTTTGTTAAATGAAAGAGCTCTCTCAAAAACTTTCCTTTTATTTGTAAAAGGCGGATTACTTACAATAACATCCCATTCTTCAGGTTCATAAATAAAGAAATCCTCACCTTCATCTATATGTGAAAAAACAACCTTATTCTTTTTACTTATTTGTTTTACAAATTCACTATTTTTCTTATCAAAAGGACACCAAACAATTGCATTTTGTGGAATGTATTTCAGTATTGGTTCAACACCATATGAAGGTGTCATACATTCATCATTTTTACCTTTTGAATACAAAATCTTTTTACTTTCAATAAAATTATCTCCCAACATGTGTTTCATTAATTTTATTAATTAAACCATTTTAGAGTTGTTTCTCCTTTATAACCCTTTTCCCAAATAAACCAAGCATAACAAACAGCTGATGATTGTTTTTCTTCTTTTACTTTATCAAAATTTCCATTCTTTACACATTGTATTCTACTAGAAGAAACCCAAACTCTAACAGGTGGATTGTCTTTAAAAAACAGTCTTCTCTTTTTACCTTCTAAAAACTGAATCTTCAAAAAAGCACATACTTTACCACCTTCTCGTTGTAAATCTAAACTTTTTTGCACAAACTCTAAAGCCTTAGAGTAAGGCGGGTTCATAACTATAGAAAAATCTTTTTCTTCAATTGTTTCAAGATTTAAAAAATCACAAAGTACAAATTTATCTAACTCAATGATTTTATCTCTATCTACAATATCATAACCAATCAATTTAAAACTGTTATTGACAAATTCTTTCAAAAGATGTCCTTCTCCAACAGAATTGTCAATTATAACGTTATCAAGTTTTTCTAACTTATTATACAAATAATAACCTGCTTTAGGGTCTGTTGCATAAAAATCATTGTTTTCACGCTCTTCTACAGAATGAGCGGATGAACCTAAAATTCTAAAAAGTGACATTTTGTCACCACTCCAATCCTTATTTAACACATTAACCAAAATTTACCAATTTAATTTTCAATTAAAGACAAAAATTCAAAATTTATATGTTTGACTTCATCTTCATGGTTTTTGACAACCTCACAAGCCTTTTTAAAAACTTTCATTTTTTCTCTACTTGTTTGATTTCTATCAAATTTTTCATGACACTGATTCTCACTAAATCTTCCACAAAGATATAAAATATTCCAATCACTTGTTGCGTTTTCAGGAAAATTTCTCTTACTTAATATATGAGCAACTTCTGACACATCTCCCTTAAGTTTAGAACCGCATTCCTCACAACACAACTTTTCAAACATTATTTTTTCAATGTGTTTTGAAAAAAAATCAGAATACCCTTTACGTTTTTGTTTTTGTTTTGTAGAATGAAAATTTGGTTTTTTATAACCTTTTTCCTTAGCTCTACAATAAGGACACAATCCTTTACTTCTTATTCTAACTTTTCTACCACATTTATCACAAGTGTAAAGTTTTATTTTATTCATTTGTGGTATCAAATTATTTTTAACTAATTATAAAAACTAATTTCATCTGCCAATTCTTCAATTTCTTCACCTAACTGAACAACATCTAAGTCATCTTTAACGTCTTTAAACATATCAGTAGATTGATATTTTTCTTGAAATTTAATTATTAATTCTTTTGCTATAAGAAACTTTTCTTTAGTCACTTCAAGTGCTTTTTTGATATTAAGTAACAGATTTATTATTTTTTCTTTATTTTCCATGATTTCTTATTTATTTTCTATAATTAATTATAATAAAGGTTTTGCGATTTCTAATAATTCTCTTTGTTCTTCAAGGAATTTATCTCGAACTTCTTTATCTTTAAAAGCCATTACTTTTTGAACAACATGTCCTTCAGACTTGTCTATTTTACCTTTACTGCTTATAATGCTAAACTTTAACAAATCTTCATCTCCCCAATCGGGTTGCCAATCATTATTATAATAATCCCTGAGAATAACAAGAGTTTTGAGAGCCTCAAACGCTTCGTATTCTTCCTTGCTTGTGTAGTGTTCCTCAGCCATAGGAACTTGTTTTGTGTAAGTGTTTTCTCTACTAAGTAACCAAAAAATAACATCTTCAAATGTAGGTATAGTTGTGTTTTGTTCAAAACCATGAAATTCTACTTGGTATGGTTTTGTTGAAAGGGTTGGAAAATCCATAAACCCACTATTTCCATCACTTGTGTAAAGCATAGTTTCTGAACTAAACTCTACTTCAATAGGGTATGGGTGAACATAATTTTCATCAAAAACATCTTCATTAAAAAAATTTTCAGGTTTATAATTTATTGTCAAAACAATACCTTCTTTATCAGGGAACATTAATTGGTCATAGACCTTCATTCCAACTTTAAATAATGTTTTCATTTTTATATATTCTTATAAGTTCTTTTATTAACGCTTCTCTTGATTCTTCGTGAGAAAAATATTTTTTATTATCTGTTCTTACAGAAGGTGTGTTCATTATAACAATTCTAAAAGTATAAACATCATTACCTTCATATTCAATTACAGCAAATAATTTTTTTTCTCTAAACCATTCAAAAACTTGTTCCCAAGTAGGAACGTGATACAAACTCATCGGATATTGTGATCAGTTTGCTGTTGTGTATTACAAGATGCTCTCTAAAATCATTGGTGCAACACTGAATATAATCATCACCTTTTTTTATAAAAGTGTGACAAGGCTCATCAAAATCTATTTCCTTTAGTTTCTCAGCTGTTTCAATTGGTACTAACCAATTAGGATAATTATTTATTTTCATAATTATTTGTTTTTAATTTATTATTTAAATTAAACAACATCTCATCTCTTTTTTCTAAATACTCTTTTTCTGTAATTTCACTGAATATTTTACGTGAAAAACGTTCTATTTCAACTTCACCTTTTGTATTTAGACTAATTTCTCCATTTACATTTAAACAAAACTGTTCTGATAAAAACACTTTTCGTTGTTTATAATTATCATCTTTTAACAACACTCTGTGATAACGTATATAAATTGTTTGTAAACCTACTTTCAACTCTTCTGAAAAAAACTTACCAACTTCCAAATTAACTTCTTTTTTGTTACTCATTTTTATTCGTTTTTACTTATTGTTAATAACAACTGCTTCTTTATTTTTGTCAAAAACTGAACATCACCCTCATAAGTTCCTGTAATTCTAAATTCTTTATCCAATCTTTTTGGTGGTGTTAGCTTTGAAAGGTCAAACAGCCACTCATAGTCAGCTCCTTTTTTATTACTAAAACGCTCAGCGTCTCCAAGACCATAACGCTTTGATATAATATCAAACAACATACTATCTTTAAGAAAACGATGTACAGAATACACACTTGGTTGTTTCCAAATAAGATTTTCAAGATACATTATATTTCTTTGATTTTGAATACAATTATTAATATATTCTTCTACAACCTTATAAACAACTTCTACTCCAAATCCAGTCTTATTAATAAACCACATTAAATTTTCTCTTACTTTAACTTTAATTCCTATCTGTTTGTTATTAAGTTCGTATAATTTAATAAGTCTATCTTCTAATTCTAACACTTTTTCATCAAAATCATAAACTTCTAACTCTCTAAAAAAATCAGAAGATTTTGGAGTAAAACGTAATGCGGTTATTTCACCATCTTTACCTTTAAGATATGTTAAAAATTCGTCTTCGACCAACCTGCTTATAATAGGTCTATCTTCTTCACTTATCAAATGAAAGTCCTTTTGAAAGATTTTTGTAAGTAACACAAAATCCATATCACTAAGACCTTTTTTGTATAAGTGTTTAAAATTTACATAATTCATTTCTTTGCTTCACTTACCATAAAAGATATAACGTTGTAAACTTGTTGCAGTTTGTTATGTTGTGTTAAAACATCTAAATAAGTCTGTCGTTTATCTCTCTTGTAACTCCTAACAGAAATACCATATCTATAATAAAGTTCCTGATAAACCTTATTCCAAACTATATTATGGTCTACTTGATTTATAGAAGCAAACTTATTTACAAGTCCTCTTATTTTATCGCGCAATGAAACTTCTGGCAAACTTTCTTGAGATAATGGAAAATTAAAATTTTTACCTTCAAAAAGTAGTCTTTCTTTTTCAAGTTCTTCGTTTTTCTTTTCCACAACTTTTAATCTTGCTTCTTGTAAAGAGATTTGTTGTGCTTGCTCTAACTGACGCTGTTCAAGTTCCACCATTGCTTGAGCTTGTGCTGCTAACATTTGAATATGTGTCATCGGTTTTAAAGAATAAGAACCTGTTTTACGTATCGAAGGAAGAACTTCTGAGGTGACCCATTTACGAAGACGTTTAGCATTCTCTTTTCGACTATCGAGTACAACATCATAAAGTCCATCTTCATTAATAAAATTTGTTTTCTGTTGTCTACCAAGACTATCTGAGATGGGGTGGATACTAACCACCTCATCTGTTAAACGTTTTCTAACATCACCAGAATTAAGTTCTAATGCATTACACACATCTGTTAAACAAAATAAAGGCTCTCCATTTTCTTGTAAAAGAACCCTCACCTGACCAAATTCAGGATTTTCAAAAAGTTGAATATTATTTTCCATATCTATTGTTATTTGTCTTATTCCATTTATAATGTAAACTTGCTAAAATTCTACAAACAATAAAGCCAACAGCAAATGAATTGGAGATATTACGAACCATTCTTAGCTCATCCATTGTTGTGTTTTGAAAAACCCAATGAGAATATTCAAAACCAAACCAATCATATACAGCTGCCAAGATTGCAATGTTTACGATAATTACTAATTCTAACACTAATTCAGAAACCGTGTTGAACAACATCTTTTTCTTAAATACGTCTTTTACATTCATTTTATTTCTTATTTAAATTTAACGGTGCAAAGGTATGACTAAATTTTATAACTTCCAAAAAATTAACAAAGAATTTTCACATAAAAAATTAAAAAAGTTCACTAACAGGTTGTAAAATCTTGAAAGTGAACTAAATATAAAAATAATTAACAATAAATTTCTATTTTTTAACCACAGGTGTATCCTCTGTCGTATTTTCTTCTTTAGTAGAAGTTGTCATTTCGTTTTTCAATTCACTAAAATGAACAGCCTTACCGTTTTGTACATTATCATTATGTACACTTGCAAGATACATACCTAATGTTCGAGCTAAATGAGCTCGTTTTGGAACAAATAGTTTCTCTGTTGAATCTATTCTTTTTATCCAAGTTGCAAAATCTTCACCTTCTTGAATTGAAGAATATTCTACAACAGGCTCAATTTCTCTATTAGCAACCATATCCAATAGTGAAATCAATTGTATCAACGTGCGACCGCTTATTTCAACCATATCTTCTTGACGATATGTATACAAAGACGGGTCTAACTCTACCTTTTTGACTTTTTTAGCCTTATCATTCATGTTTTTAGACATAATATTATGTATTTAATTAATGTTTTACAATAGCCAACACATTTATTTTACGGAAAAAATAAAGTGTTTTACCTTCATACTCTGTTTCATAAGGAACAGCATTTTTATCAATTAACACAGTATCGCCTTCTTGAATATCAATGTCAGAATTACTGTGTGTTCCACTTGACACCACAACACCTTCTAAATGTTTAGGTGAAAGAAATGTGTCTTCTTCTGTTGGTTTTAAATCTACTAAAACCCTGTCGGCATAAGAAATAATTTTACTCATTTTGTTTATTGTTTTTTATTTGTATTTAATTTAAATGTAAAAATATTGTTTAACTTCATTTATAATTGAGTCGTCAAAAATAAACCATTCCCCTTTAACTGTTACCTAAAACAAAGACAAACAATGTCTTAGGTTTTGCACGCGATTACAAGTCAATTGAATGACGGAGTAATCCGCACAGGCGTACAGCAAGCCCCTATCGGGTACTGAAATTCCCCGATTACTTTCTTTAAAATGTTAAGCGAACCGTTTAAATCCGCATTTATTAGTCTTCCTTTTGTGGTTTTATACAAACCTCGTTTTACACGCTTTCCTAAACAAGAATCGTGTTTTTCTATAAATTCGTCATCTAAAAAACTACATTTAGAAGTGTAAGACTCTTCCGTAAGAACAACATTTATTCCTTCTAACTTACACTTGTACTGTAATTGCTGAATAAATGTGTAAAAAGGTATAGATACAAAAGACTGATTGTTTGCTTTCCCGATAGAAATGTTTTGTTTCCACTCCTCGTTGTAACCTAATACAAGAGTACTTATATTCTTGGAAACTAAGAAATTCACTATCTTTCGAGAAGATTTGTGTAAATAATCTTTAACTCTATTGTTCCTTTTATTTGTTATTAGTATTATCTGTTTAGAACTTTTCTTATTACTCGTAAGACAAGATTGTAAATTAGCTTTGTGCTTATTCCAACGCTGATTTATAGATTTTAAAGGTCTTCCGTTAATAATAAAAGGTTTTTCTACATTCGACGAAACAGTAGCTAAATTGTTTAATCCTAAATCTATTGCAGCGTATCTCTCGTTATTAGCAAGCAAAGGTTTTTCTTCTTTCTTGTACACAACTTCAACGATGTGATGATTGTTTCTTGGAAGAACCCTAACCTCCTTTAAAGCATCTAATTTAACTTTAGTCTTTACAACATTGGAAATGTTAGCTAACTTTATTACGCCTTTCTTTAAAAACCTTTTAGAAACAGCATTTTTCTCAAAAATAGCTATATACCTACCTTCTTTGTCTAAGTATTTAGGTATACTTATAGACTTTTCGTAAGAATTGCTCTTTTTCTTCTTAATAAGAGAAAAGAAAGATTTGAAATTTCTATCCAATAAAAGAAGTGTTCCTTTAGATACTTTTGTATTTAAAGAGTAGTAATCTACATCTCTACTATCTACTAATAATCTATTTAGCTTGTAATAATCTAAATATTCCTTAGTTGAAAAGAAATGTTGTCTTACTAAGTAAAGTGCTTTGTTGTACAAGTTCTTGGAAAGAAAACACACATTATCTAACTCCTTTCGTAAAGGATTGTTAGATTTAATTATATGTCTTTCAACTAAATACATTATTTTTTTTAATTTTCTACACAATATTAATTATTAAAATTGTGCCAAATTACACTTTTAGATTTGAAATGTCTTTAAAAGATTTAAAGATTTATTACTCTTCTGAGAACTCATCACTAACACCTACAAGTTGTATTTCAGGGTTTGATGTTTCCAATTGTTTTAAACGTTTTCTTATATTGTTTGTTTTACCTATCTTATAATAGTTTTTAAAAGAACGAACTAAATAAGATTGAATGTGTGTGTTTTTGATTTTCCTAACACTAACCTTTGAATGACCGCAATAACTAAGTGTTTCATAAACCTCATATGTAATATTATCAAGTAGTTCTTTTGTAACTTCAGACTTAGAAAGATTTTCATAACCAAATTCTGACAACGCATAAGGTAAAATTTCAAGCAGTGCAAAATAAGAATCGCCTTCTTTACTATAAAAGTCAGATTCAATCTTTTTCAAAAATGTTTCAACCTTATCTTCTAACAACAAAGATAGATTAAAAAACCACTTATCTTCGGTTAAAAATATTTATAGACCAAAAACTTTAGATATGTAAAATATCGTTCTTTCCTCTTTTACATCCATTTAACTAAACTGTGTTTTTAATCTTTGAACATCTTTAATGTATTTTTCAGGAACATCTTTAGCATAACTATTATACAATCCTAAAAACTTAATTTTTAAATCCACTGTAACAGGATTTTTAAAATTTTCCATGTACAAAATTTGTTCTAAAACTTTTATGAACTCTTCCATTTTTTGTTATGATTTTAATTTTCTACTATTCCGCATCAACTTCTTCTGTATTTTCCCCCGAAACAGGTGATTTAGATAAATATTTAGAATATGTGGCTTTAACAGTATTAACTATTTCTTCCATTAGTTCTGGATTATCTTGTAATGCTAATAAAGTTTTTTCTCTACCTTGACCTAACTGTGTTCCATTATATCTAAACCAAGAACCTGATTTTTCTATAATATCAAACTTTAATGCCAAATCAAATATTTCTTCATCTAAACTAAAACATTTATCGTAATAATAATTAATTTCTGCAACTCTCAATGGTATACCCACCTTATTTTTTTTAACCACTATTCTTACCAAATAACCATTAGGTAACCCTTCTGAATCTTTTAATGTTTTACTTTTTTTAACCTCCAAACGTTGAGAAGCATAGTAAACCAAAGCCTTACCACCTGTAGGAGCAGAAGTTTCTCCGCTCCACTGAGTTGTTTGAATTGCAGAACGCATTTGATTTATAAAAATGACAACTGTTTCTGTATCTAATAACTTATCATTTAGCTTAATAACACCTTGCTGTACAAGTCGAGCCTGTAATCCAACAATATTATCACCCATTTCACTTTCCAACATTTTATTAGGAGACATTGCTGAAATAGAATCTACAACAATTACTGAGAATGAATTTGTTTCAACCATCTGATGTAAAACATCAAACGCCTCTTCACCTGTTCTCGATTTAACATAGTACAAATCATCTAAATTCACACCTAGCTTAGCGGCGTGACGGGGTTCAAAAGTATGTTCTGCATCTATGAAACCACACAATCCTCCGTTTTTTTGAGACTCTGCAATTACGTGTAAAGCAAGACTCGTTTTACCTGTTGATGATTCACCATATATTTCAACATATCTTCCTTTTGGAAAACCTCCTCCAAGAGCAAAATCCAAAGACATTATATTAGAAGGAAGTTTAGGAACACTCAAATCCATTTCAGAGGCAATTCCAATAATACCCTTCCCGTACTTCTTCTCAATATTAGATATTAACTTTTTTAAAGACTCTAACCCTTTATTTTCAGAATTTTCTGTTTGTTTCTTTGCCATAATAGTAATTTGTTTAATGAGGAAAAGTCGTTTTATTTACGACGCTGCAAAGATACAACATTATTTTTAAATCTCCAAATAAAATTGTAATTATTTTCTAACAAGAGGTTTAACTGTACCCAATTCTCTAAGAAGGTTTGAAACTACAACTTTCAATTTATCTATTGCACCTATCTTTTCAGCAATATCTAAATTGTTTTCACCTTTCTCCTTTTTATAAGCATTTAAAGAAATGTGATAGCGATAGTAAAGTTCAGAATAAATTTTGTTCCAAACTTCATTGTATTTCAAATTAGCAGATAAAGCATAAGTCCTAACCATCTGATTTAATTCTTGACGAGGTGTAAATGATGGAACTTCTTCTTGCATTAAAGGTAGTTTGTTTAACTGTTTCAAGTTTTCTTCCTGAATTGTTACAAGTTCATTAACCTTATCTTCTGTCTCATATAAACGTTGTTCCTGTTCTCGTTGTTTCCTTTCAAGTTCCACCATCGCTTGTGCCTGAATAGCCAACATTTCTATCGTTGTCATCGGCTTTACAGAATAAGAACCTGTTTTGCGAATGGAGGGAAGGACTTCTGAGGTGACCCACTTACGAAAAGGTTTAGTGGATTCTTTTCGACTTCCTAAAATTACATCATAGAGACCTTCTTCGTTTACAAACGTAAATTGCTGAATACCACCATTAGTTTCAAGGGGGTGATTTGAAATCACATCCTCTTCAAGTCTACGTACAACAGCCGATGCTTATAATTCAAGAATACGACAAACGTCAGATAAACAAAACAGAGGTTCGTTACTATTATTCACAATTACCCTCACCTGACCAAACTCAGGATTTTCAAAAATCTTAATACTGTTATTCATAATTTTTATAATTTACTTTTATAATACACTCAAATAATGTTGTAATTTATCTTTAAAATCTGCTTCAAAAACTTTAACTGCTATTTTATAAAGAGAAGGAATATCATTAAGAACATCATCTATAAGTTGTAATTTAGACTTTAATTTTGGTTTGTGAATTAAATTATAGGCTTCAAAACGAGCCTGCAAATTAATATGTTTTTGTTTCTCGTAAAATCCATAAAGTATTTTCCATCTTTCACTAATGAGATTGTTAGCATTTCCTTTCATTCTTATAATTTCATTAAGAAATTGTCGTTGAGTTTGAAGTTTAAAATCACTTGTCATATAAGAAATAACTTCTTTTTTATGTTCTATTGTTTCATTAGCTTCAGTCAATTCTTTTCTTAAAGGCAATACAATTTGTTCACGATATTCTTTCAATGCAAGAGCTGTATTTTCTTTACCTTCAGCATTAATTACATTTACTAACAAATAATCTTCTTTTGAAATT